CATCAGCTTCTTTACCTTCTTTAGCTACTATAATTCCATTTACAAATACATAAAAGGGAGCTCTATTTGTTAAATTATTAGGATTACCCGCTTCCCAAGCACCATTAGAAGTATGGTCTCCAATGTTTGTAGTTTGTGACTCTTCTCTATCATGGTCAAACGTAACAGCATAATGAATCCATTCATCTACAGGACCATTTGGATATTGATTAATACCTACATTACCATCCATGTCAGTTTGAGTCCCATTCCATTCCCCATCAGTTCCAAATGAATGAGGATTGGCAACAGTTGAATTATTTAGGTTACCTAAAGCGAAATCAGTATATATAGATTCCGAAGCACTAGAGCCCCAAGTAACATATGTATAAAGTATATTGTTGTGATTTATTTGTACCCTTAGTCCTTGTTTGGAAGTACTTTGAGAATCATCAAATACCCTAACACCTTGAGTAGAACTGAGAATATCAGTTGGGTTTGAAGTAAGTTTCATCCAAAATGCTAAAGAGAAATTGGTAACAGTGCTTGATGCATTTGGTACTGGAGCTTTAGGAACCCATACATAGGGGCCAGAATTACTACTTCCACGTACCCCACTAGGCTCTTCTGGTAAATTTAATGCATTAGTATCCTTCTGCCTATTCATTATAAAACCTTGAGTATCTCTAGAAGCATCTACTCCTGCTGGAATTAGTATAGTCTCAGAAACATTATTAACCGTTCCGTCATTACTATTCTTCAAATCTTTCCAAGTTGCCAGACCATTATTTCTCCAATATGCTTTTAGGTTTGAACTGGCAAGAGAATGGGTTAAAGCATCTAATGCCTTACCATCATTATACAATTCACCAACTTGAGCTGTTGATAAACCTGTATCCCATAAAGATACTTCTGTTATAGCCCCACCAAATGGTCTAGTCCCAGCATGAGAATTTCCTATTAAAAAGTCTCTTGATGCGTCAGTATTATAACTACTACCACCACTAGGGGTTTCATTTTCAGTTATAGCTACAGATTCTCCATTTACAAATATAGTAGGATTATTATCAGTGCTATCATCATTCCAATTAACTGCAATATGATTCCAAGCTCCTTGTTTTATTTCTCTATTAGTACTATCCCAACGTCCATTACTAGCACCGTCAAAAGATGCATCAAGCCTTATAACATAATTATCGCTAGAAAGATTTTGTATACCTACATACCATCCAGAATCAGGAGCTGTACCATGTCCCTTGTGTAAAATAATCATATTATTAGGACTAGATGAGCCAGTAGGATAAATCCAAGCTGATACAGTACCACCTCCATTAAAAATATCATCTATAGTAGAATCTGAACCACAATTAATATCAAAATCAGTGCCAGAATCTGTTCCAGGAAACCAAGCTAATTGATTATAAGATTGCAATGCTGGTTGAGGTATATCTAGTTGTTGGTCTGCTTCTGACCATCCATCAGCTGTGCCTACTTCTTTAATAGATATGTTGTCCACATAAAAAATATCATCATTGCAATTAGTTCCAGAACCACCTTGTATCCTAAAAGGAACATCAGCATCATCATCTACGAATTCTCCATTTAAAGTAACCCATTCCCCTGTAGTCGTAGTGGTTTCTAATGCAGTACCACTCCCCGAGCCATCCGTAGTATATAATGTAAGACTAGTCATTCCTTGACTGGCAGGCAAATACACATCAGCAGATACAGCATAGGTTCTCCCTGCAACTAATCCTAAGTCACTACCATCTGCATTACTAGCATCCCCATTAACAAATTTAATATTAGGAGTAGAAGAGATTGAATCTGCAGTCACTTTAATTGATTTACTTCCCCCATTAGCTTGCTCATCACTCAATGCAATAGTAGCCACATCATGCGTCCCATTCCCATTGAGACCTAAACTATTAACAGTAGGAGCAGCGGATTCACAATCACTATTAGTTACTAATTCATCACCATAAAATACAGTAGTTGCATGATGTTTGTCGTTTACAGGATAAATTGAAATATTATCATATATACCTTTAGTCCCTGTACCAGATGTAAAAAGTCTTATATTAGAACCTCCTGTTTCTTGAGATGTATAATAATAGCTTTTAGTTTCAAAATCAGTTGAACCAAATGAAAGAACATTTGTTGATGTTCCTATAACATCAGACAATAATCTAACATAAGCATATCCACTCCCTTCAATTTTACAAGTTACAGTAAGCTTATATGTTACTCCAGATACATGTGTTATACCTTGTTGTACTAAATCATTTGCATCACCCCCAGTAACCCCTTGAGCATATCCAGTCACTCCAGTTTCTTTACTTAATACAGGAGGAGTGTCTGAACTAGATAATTCCCAGTCTTCAGCTATAGTATCACTTGTATGCCATGTTCCTTCCATGCTACCATTAGTAATAATATCTCCAGTTACTATTCCTGTATTAGCTCCATCCATTATAAAATGTTTACCATCATTAACTCCATCACTCCCTCTTTGTCCATCTTGCATAGGATACCAGAGTTTTAGATTAGACTCTGTAAGTGAAGTGCCACTATTATTTAATGCTAAAGATTCAGGATTAAGGTAGTCATATAATGCGTCAGAGGCTGACCATGCTCCTTGCCAAGCTTGTAGGTCAGACATTTTTCCAGCAAATATTCTCGGAGTAGCTTCGGTAGGGTCCCAAACACCTATATATCTAAATGATAGGTCTGGGTCATTGCCAGATGTTCCTAAAGTTGCTGTTCCATCTGCAACTCCATTTAAATAAAATGTAAGAGTACCATCACCATCATAACTCCATACAGCCCTATACCATGTTAATGGCTGTAAAGTAGTATTTGCATTTCTTCCTGTACTAGCTCCTTGGTCATATATATATAATTTCTCATCTCCAGTAACTCCTCCACTAATACCAATAGTACCAGATGAAATTCCATTATCTGCTCCTATAATATTTTGACGCGTTTCTCCAACAGCATCATAATTAATCCATGCAGCTACTGTCCAAGCTTTCTCTGCAGTAGTAGATTGTTCGCTGGAATCTATAAATAAAGTATCTGCTCCTAAATCTAAATAATCACTAACACCATCAAACTCTAATGCTCTGCCTGAATATATCTGTCCATGATTATTGTTGCCTATAGATTCTAGTTTATAAACAGATACTTCTGATACTGATATCACAGCATCTGTACTTGCAAGGATATGAAAGTTACCTTCACCCGTTGCTGGTGAAAAATCAAAAGTCCAAGACCCATCAGGACTATTTCCAGATGTACTATTAATAATATATCCAGTAGCATAAGAACCTGTATGAAGTCTTAATTCTCCAGATGTATAGTCAGAAACTACTATTTTAACTCTATATCTATCTGTTACAGGAAGAAAAGGACCAACACTTACGTCTTGTAACTTTCTTGTTTTGGTTGTTGTAACACTAGCCCAAACAGCTTTGCCGCCAGTTATTGAAAGACCTAAATCACTAACTGTCCAGTGGTCGCCTGCTCTAGTCCTATCATCAGCATCTGCTTCAGCTAAAGCTACATCAAAACTAGGGTCTTCAAGTAATTGTTCTCCTACTATCTGTTCTGACGTAGAAGTATCTACTGCTCTGTATTTAGTTGGTTTTAATATTTTTTGTATAGTAGCAGTCATTATACTAGTGTCCCATTGTTTGAACCATGTGAATCGTTAGCATTTGTATCTAAATTCCACCATGATACTAAACTACCTTTTTCACTAGTTGATAAATCTGCATACTGTTTCCACATAATTGATTTGACTTCTGCTTGAGTTAATTCTCTAGAGTACAATGAAACATTAGAGGCATATCCTTTTAAAGCTGAATCAGTGCCATTTATTCCTACTGATTTTCCTATCGTAAAATTTGTAGTAGAATGATTTGATTCAAAATTAACATCTGTATCTGTAGCTTGAAGGACTCCATTTATATAACCTTTCGAGGTTAACGAACCTGTCGTTCCACTTGACAATGTTACATATATATGTGACCAACTGTCCTTATATCTTAAAGTAGTTAAAAAATCTGAATCTATACTTTTTATATCATCTACTCCATTAGTATTATCCCCAAATGACATTTGTAAAGCATTATTATTAAGTCTTAAAAGAGCTCCCTCTACATGGTCTGTATCCCAACCTGCTTGACCTATCAAAGTTGCAAATTGGTCTCCTTGCGTTGAACTAATCCAAAACCATCCACCGAAACTAAGTCCTGAAGTACCTAAATTTATAGCACCACAATCAATATAATCATCAACAGTATTTCCTCCAAAATATACAGCACCATCACTTAGTGGCTGTACTGCTCCTGCAGGATACATATGTTTCATAACTAGGCTATCTGTAACGATGCCTGGAGTAACTATTTTTGACTTAGTTAGTTTAGTTCCTAAACCTAACATGTTATCCTAAATATAAAAATGCTGAGCCACTATCTAAAGCAACTGTTTTCCATCTTCCATAAATTGTTAATCCAGCAGGTAATGTTGTACTTCCTATAGCATCATCATTTGTAGAAGGACCTGCCTGAGCTCTTGTACTCCAATTGGAATCTGCAGTAGTGCCTGCGCTATCTAAGACAGCATCTTCTACTATTTGTATAGCTACAACAACCATCCCATCAGGAGGAGTTATAGTATCTGTTGTTCCACTTGCAATAAAAGACACACCATTACCGCCCAAATCAACACCTTTGGCGGCTGGTCCAGTTTCATCTCTAGTCTGCACTGTTCCTGCATGTGTTATTGTTAAATTACTACTCATTATTTCTCCATTTAAAAGTTATGTTAAGGGGCCATAAAGACCCCTTAACTATTATTACATCACTATGATGGGTCAGAACCTATACCGCCTACAGTTAAAGTTTCGTCTTCATTTTGAAGTTGAGTAACTATAACTCTGGCATGATTACTACTCTCATTACCAGTAGAGGTGATAGCGATTTTAAAATATTGCCAAGGCAAATTCGTCAAATCAACAGTACCACTAGTATAAGTATTAGCCCCTGCACTACCAGCCACTGAAGCTGCTACATCATCTGATACTTTAGCAAAAGTACCTCCAGATGTATTTGAAGCATATAAGTCGACAACATTAGTATTAGCTGGGTCATCATCATACTCAACAGTTACCCCTATAATACCTCTTTTAAAGTCAACTCCTACTTCGAATTCATCACTTTGTGCAGTTCCCGCGTTAGTAAGAGCTAAACCATTAGCATTTAAAGTAGTGCCTAGCGCTAGATTATAATATCTAACCATACCATTTACTTTATCTTTAGTCCAAGCCATAATCTACCTCCTATTAAGTGAATCTAAGTATTGCGTGAGTTTCAGGAAGACTAATCTCAAGACCAGCTTCAGTGATGATTTGGTCTTGTCGACCATCAACACCATTGTCTTGTACGTTAGTTTCAATAAAGGTATCTCGACTAATACCGTTACCCACTAGTGGTCTATAAGCTACATTCTTCATATCAATAGCTATACAATAATCTTCCCATATACCTCTTAATAGAGGTTCAGCAACAAAATGTAAATTACCGAAAATAGTATTTACAACTGTTACCTGATGCCCAAAAGCACCTTTGATAGATTGTATATCTAATCTATATTGAGATGAGCCTATAGAGTTATTCAAGAAAGAGCCATTACCTAATTTATTAAGATAAGTAATTACTTTTCTTGAAGCAAGAACTAGCTTATTTCCAGAATTACCACTTTCAGGCGCGAAGAAATCTTCCATCGCATCTAAGAAAGCATCATAACCAGAAGAAGCATAACTCATAGTATATATTTTACCATTTTGCTCTGTGTATGGAAGCATCCCCCAAGATTGTCTGGTTGGAGTTCCTGAAGTTTCGTTAGAAGCAGAACCTATCCCAAACAACATTGCTTGTTCAATATCCATTTTATGCTCCATAAGTTTATCTTGCCAGATTCTTTGAAACTCATTTTTAATACCTCTATATTCAGTAGCAAGAGCTGTATTAGAAAAGATATTCATACCAGTTTTGAAGATTTGACAATATCCTTCTCTGTCCCATAATTTATCTTCCCAACCAGTAGGAGTATCAGTTCCTTCAGCCCATGATGTTCCAATTACTTGGCCTCTATCGCCATCAACATAGTGAATCTTACCATTTGAATTAGTAAAATCACCTGCTGCGTACGCAGCACCTGTTGCTGCATTTACAATTGATAAAACATCAGCCTCTATAGGGGTACCATTACTAGCCTGTGCATCTACAGCTGTGATTTTTAATGTTACTCTCACATCAGTATGTTCAGCATCAGAACCAGTAAAATCTGCTTCTGCCTCTACTACAATTACTTGTCCAACAAGTAAAAAGTTTGGAGCTGTATCAGTCCCAGTTATTTTTCCATATTGGTCATATGCACAAGTTAAAGATAGTTCTGAACTATTTGCTGGAGCAAAATCAGATAATGCTGCTGTGCCACCTGCAGTTTTATCTAATCCTGTTCTAACTGTAAAATTACGTCTTTGCCACTGATGTCTCTGTTCTAAAAACTTAAAAACAGGGTCATTAGTAACCTTTTTTGCTACTTTGTTAAGATACACGAAGAAAGGACTTTGCTGAGGAGCAAGTTCGGCAACCCTATCACCAAAATCAAACTTTCTACGAGTATCGTCAATAGAAACACCTTGGGCTGTCCCAGATGCCACATTACTAAACACTGTTGCGTTAGCCATGTCTATACTCTCCTAATTAACTCTCTCTCAGCTGTCGTGGGACCTTCGAGTAGAGTATGGTTACCACGGATTTTTTTTATTAAAATCCGATATCATATTATCCATAATCTTGTCAGAATCACTTCTTGCATCGTTTCCGCCACCCTGACCTGTCTGCACTCCCATCGGAGATGGAATTTGCTGAGCTCTTTGAGTTTGTTGAAACTCAGGGCTCGGTCCAGCATTAGGATTTGGTTGGCCTTGGCCTTTCTGCAATCTGTATAACTGTACAAGATTATCTAAATTTAATGAATTAGGGTCAGACATCTGTTGAATAAACTCTTGAGCTTCAGTTTGTTCAAAGCCATAATGACCTTGAAGATGAGAACTAACACTCTGCATTTGCTGTCTTTCTTGCGCATATGCTTGTTGTCTTTGAATCTCTTCTTGCCTCTGTTTCTCTTGAGCATCTAACTTTGATTGCATCTGAGTTACAGTATACTCTTGTTTAAGAGTATTGTATTCAGACATATCATCACGCCATTCCTCATATTCATCTAAATACCTAGCACTTTCGCTATTAGGGTCAGCATACGCCTCTTCCCTATTAAAGGTTCTAGGTTTTTTGGGCTTACTTGGAGGTGCAGGAAATTCCTCTACAGGTTCTGCTGCCTTCGCAGGAGCTGTTTGCATTTGTTGCATCTGAGCTTGTAACATCTCATTCTGCTTCTGTAATTCTGATAATTGATTATTAGTCTGAGCTGCCTGACTTTGCCAGTACTCAAAACGTTTTTCATCATTTTTAGCAGAATACTCTTGTGCTTGCTCTTGTATAGGTGCAGGTTCAGGGGTCGCAGTTTCTACTGGAGCCTGTTCCTGTGTTTCTGTTGTTTCCTGGCTGCCAAAAAAAGCATCCTCAACTGACGTATTATTACTATTAGAGTCCTCAGTTGGCCATGGTCCTTCAAACGCCTGATTAGCGTCGTTAGGATTAGCACTTTGAGGAGTGTCTACCGTATTATCTGTCATTTCTTTTTACTCTCTTTCGACTTGCCCTTGCTGCCGCCTGAAGGGGTAGAAGTCTCTTTTTTTATTGAATCAGCGATATCACGCTTGATTACGGCCAAGTTGTCATCAAGTCGTTTTTCATAAACGTTGCCTGCAGCTTTTGCTTTATTGCTAACCTGGTCAAGCTCGTTTTTAAACTTCTCAACTTCAACTCTTTTTCTAAGGTTAACAGACTCTCTATCTCTTGTCTGAATATCACCTTTTAATTTTTTAATTTCTTCAGTAGCTTGTTGTAATTGTGCTTGAAGCTGACCAACTTCATCAGTTCTTTGAAGCACACCTTCCATGTCAAATACTTCTGTTTTCTTAAGAACTTCAACTCTATCAACAAGTCCTTTCTGATATGCATCCATATAAAATTCAAGTTCTGCATATCTATTAGAAGGTAATGTGCTACCTGATAGATAAATTACATCATATTTTCCAATTGTAATATCATTAAATACACTAATTTCACCTGTTTTATCGTCAATGAGTCTTTTATTAATTACAAATTCACTCAAAGAATTGTTTGGCTGTATAACTCTAAACACCTTTTCTTGTGTATACAACTGTTGCATTAAAGGTAATGCAACTTCTGCAACCTTTGTCAAGCCAGCCTCTATATCAGCTAGTTTAGATTTAATTTTTCTTTGTCCAAATTCATCCAAGCTAATAGTAGCTTTATAAGTTTGGGGTGCAGCCTGAGAATTACCCATCATCATTTCATATAATCCAAGTTGATGGTCTATATCTTGCTTTGCTACTTGCTCTCCACTGTACAGTTCATTTGGTAGTGGAGAGGGTTGAACAGGCATTGGTGCTCCATCTGTTGGGTCATATGGAATTGCTACCCCAGGCTGAGCCCATTTTTGCTCAAACTCATTCATATCTACACTACCCTCGGGAACAAGTATCTTTGTATTAGTACTTGTTGTTGCATGAGCTACTATTAATGAACGCATTTTATTGATGTATTCTTGTAATCCCTTAATCATTCTAACATCAGACTGAGGATATGGAGTTCTAGTGTGCAAACTCATAAAAGGAATTATTGGATAATCCTCAATAGGCAATTCCCTTGAGTATAAGTGTTTATCACCTATGATTACACACATATGCACTCTTTTAACCTGAGTAGTAACTACCTGTATAATTTTCCTCTCAACAAGTTCTGCATAATTAAGCTGCTCAACCTCCATAGGCTGAGGCATCATTGGAACTTCAGCATTTTCTTCGAGTCCCATGTCCATCATTTGCATTTTCATTTCAGCTTCATACTGAGCTCTTTGCTGTTCCATCTGAGACATAAGCTCTTTTGCTTTCTGTTCATCTGAAATAACCTGGCCATTAATTATCCATGCTGGACTTGCAAGATAACCTTCAAATTCTTCCTCATTTAGTAGAAGTTCTTTCTTGCTAAATGTTTCGTAAATTCTAAATCTATCAACTACTGTCTTATAATACCTCTCATATCCTCTTAGATATTCAGTATTATTAGTTCTATCAATATCTTCTGGAAAATGAGTAGCAAAATCATTAGACCTGCCTGTCTCTGGCCTATCATGGTCAAAATCAGCTGTATTATTATCTGCATTTCTTATAGCCTTTTCATACATAGGATATAATTGAGCAGCCTGGTCTCTAGTAAATAATCTAGATATTATTATATTTTCAGCATCATTAAAAAACTTATCCCTAGAATTAGGGTCAACATATACATCTAATGGGTCAACATCATGAAAGCACACCTCTCCTTTACCCATATCCATCATAGGGTCCTGGTATACATGAATATAACCAAGTCCCATTACATAATAGTCATCAATCATTTGACGAACTACAGTTCTGCCATCAGATATATCATACATATATGCCAATAAAGAACTCATCACCTGAGCAACTTTATTGTCAGAATCTTCTCTAGGAGCCACCCTAAACGATGGTCTGTTTGCAGACATCATAGATTTAGCAGCTTCAACTGCTGGATGCACCCTATTAACAACAATAGGGGCTTGGCCCCTAGCTGTTAAAATATCTTCTTGTTCTTGCGTCCATTGTCTACCAAGTCTAAATTCTTTATCCTCTTTTGCATGTTTAGCCCAGTTATCTCTTTTTGAACCGTATTTCTGCCAAAGGTCTAAAGTCTCATCGACTAAGGCTTTCCCTGAAAGTTTCTTTTTTGCGGTATATGCCATCTTGCAATTTAACTCCTACATGGTCATCCAATCAAGGAATTTCTTTTTCTTTTTAGTTTTTTTATTTTCTTCAGAATATTCCTTAATTCGACATGGTTTGCAGCCATCAAGCGCAGTCCATATAGCATCCATGACATCATCATGCTTTCCTCTAGGATACGATAAGAATTCTTGTTGAGGCTTAATATCTTCTGGTCTAAAATAAAACTGATTCCTAGCAAACATCGGAACCATAGATAGTAATCTTTCTGATTTCCTAGTTCTCGGCTTAACTCCTTTTTCAATGCCAGGTATGTATAGACCCTTTTCTTTCATTAAATCTCTAACACCGACCCTCAGTGCTTCCTGATAGCCAGTAGTCTCAATCTTCATTCTACGAGGCTTGTATTTAACATAAGTATCTATTATTCTTTGTGGTTGCTCTGATGGAGATATCCTATTTCTAAATATATCTATAACGTACTTATTGTTTTCATGGTCTACTCCTATAGTAGCTATAACAAAATAGTCAGCACGTACTGACAAAGATGACGCTGGGTCTACCCCAGTATAAACATCTACGGGTATAATCTTCTCTTCATCATCCACCTTTTTAACTAAACATCCCTGTCCATTACGTATTTCAAAATCATTATGATGTAAATGTATCCATTCTGGCTTAAAAGGAGCGTTATCAGGTGATTGAGCAATATTCATATACTCCTGGTAGAATCCATTTAAGTTACCGATACTAGCAAACTCTTCTTTTATCTGCAGTATCCTTTCATGTGGAAATCTTTCAGGCCAGAGGCTCTCTTCATCATCATCCCATATACTATACCATAATACATTCCAGGCTTTTGAGTTCTTTATCCAATATAAAAAGCAATCCTCAGATATAACAGTACCTATCATCACTACTTTACCATCGTCTGACAAAGAAGGTATTACCGCTTCAGTCATCCATTTCTTATTCTTAGCCCTAGCTTCTGGCGTATACGCATTAAGTTCTGACTCAAAATCGTCTACAATAATAAGATTAGGACGAGTATCGCCCTCAATAAAACCCCTAACTCTCTGTCCCGTACCCACAGCTATCATTCTAGTACCATTAGCTAGGATAATATCATTATTCGTCCACCTCTTTGCAGTTTCTGGCCCCATCTCTCCAAATAACTCTCTAAAAGTATCAGAATGAGATAGATGGTACTTTATTCTAGATAAAAAGTTTATAGACTGAGTTTGTGACTCTGATATAATAACAATAAACAAATCCTCGCCACTTGGTTTAAACGCAGCCTTCCACAATGGATATATAAGAGACGTCGTCGTACTCTTGGCTGTGCCCCGAGGGGCCGCTATTGCGACCCTTCGTTGCTCGTTATCTGCTAAGGATTTGTATATATCGAAGTGGAAAGGAGGTATCTCCTTTCGGAGGGCTGTTGGGAAGCAGTACCTTCCAAACAATGCCATGTTATGATATAACTTCTTTAACGCTTGCTGTTGAGCATAGCGTTCTTCGTAATCACTCATCTAATGGCTTAGTAGTAGTCCTAGAAGCCTCTATCTGAGACTCCTCTTTGACTATATCATCAATCATAGTAACAGATTTAGACTCTATTTTGTCTACAGTCTTCTCCATATGCTTCTCTTTCATACCATGCATGTCCTGTAAATTCTCTACAGCACGTAGTATATTCGAAACATCCTTCTTTTCTTTGGCTATTTTAATACCTTCTTCAAGTAATTCAAGGGTGTAACCCTCAGTTAAGCCATGTTCTTGTAGAAGTTTCTGTCTTTCTTCTCTTACCATCTTCTTAAAAACCTCCGTTTTCATTGTTCTTTTCCATTTTCGTCTCTGAGAACTAGTAACAGCTCCCAAAGCCCACTCAATGGCTAAGTCGTAATCAGGCTTCAATGCAAACATCTCAGCCAAATTCTTCATTTTGTCTTGTCCAGACTGAACTTCTATATAACTCTTACCTGTAAAGGTTACATTAGTCTTTCGACCAGCAACCACAAGCTTCTTAGAAGCATACTTAGGATTGTAAAAGGTATAACCCCAAGGAAAACGCATATATACACTAGTACGGCCATCTTCCGCAACATAACTCCTCTTTGTGATGACCTTTGCAACATAATCGTCATCAGAGACGGCATAATCCCCTTCACTTGCTTCTTTCCAGTATTTATACGGGATTTTATCCTCATCTGCCTCATTTTTTCTGTATACAGTATATACGACCAGACCCTGGTCTCTATGCTTAATCTCTATTTCATACATTATCTTAGCTCAAAATGGGGGAAATCATCGAACCTATTGTCCTTTACTTCAAAGTCCTGGTCCCAATCTCCACCCCAACGCAGATTAATACCCATTTGATTGGCTATACCTAAGACAAAACCTGCAAAAAGTGTCTGGCGCTCTCTATCAGCCCAATCAACAGGATAAGGAGTAACATCAACAGCCCTACTGGGACTAGCATTATGACGACCGTTTGGATATTTAACCTTGGTCTTACCTTCATCAAATAGCTTATCTTGTCTCTCAGCACTCCTGTGTCCCTCCAATATACTACAATCTACGTGTTTAATAACTTCATTAAAGACCATTTGTAGGTCTTTCTCGCAAGTAGCGAGTCTTTCTCTTGACCTTCTTCCGAATTTAGGCATTATACTCCTTTAGAATGCATTGGATTACCAATTGAAACAGTAAATACCGTAGCATACTTCTTTGGCTTCTTTTTCTTTTCTTTCTTCTTTTTCTTCTTTTTAGGCATATTATCCTCCGTAAAAATCATCTACTGCGCTTATCCCATACTACCCTATTAAAAATCCTCATACATTGAAGGCTTCCAATCCTCACCGCTTCTTCGTATGCCAGCTCTACTTACACGAGGAGAAAGTTCACCCCTACGCAAAAGAGCTTCCATTCGCCTTACTTGATTTAAAGTGCCAGAGGTTAAACCACCAGCCATTATACCACCAAGCTCATATGTTTCTAATGCCTCTAATTCTCTAGCGCTTCGTTTTAATTCTCTTAGTCCCTTCCTCTGTTGAAAGGTACCACCCTTTTTATAAGGGGATTTTGGTACTTTAATGTTTTTGTAAGCTGATTTAATGTCTTTATTTCTAAACCCAAGCTTCTGCGCCATACTAGTACCACGGGCTACTCCATGCCTTTTAAATAAACCCATTATAACCTTTGCTACTGCACTAACTGCCACTGCGACCTCCTTTTTTACGTCATAACTTAAGCAAAGTCAGACACATTTCCTATAGCTACTTATGTAGCTACTAATGTAGCCTCTTATGTGGCTAGCGGTCTGACCTTGAAATATTGAGTGAGGTTACTACTTGATTTCGTACATGATGTACTACTGTAGTTACTATAGTAGGGGGAATTTATTGTAAATATAATGACAAATACAAGTGTTTTTGAAAAAAAATTCAAAAAAAATATTTTAGAATGCGTGCACCTGATATACCATTGATACCCCGTGCTTGATTTTACGCCCATAGGGGGTCGCTTTATGTTGAAACTACTTCCAGCTCCCCCAGCTATGGCACAATAGCTCAACCTAACGCACAAACTACTGTCGTACTACTTGATAGCTCTACTTTCTTTTGTGTTTGTGCTTATATTAGGTTGACTATTGTGTTGTGTTTATTATCTTTTACTACACATACATCCATAAACACAAGCCTTGCACTCAACCACTCTGGTATCAATTTGCCTCTTCTATTCTTGATAAATCAATAATAACATAAGGAATAATGAAATGAAGAAAGTATTACAATTATTAAAAGATTCTGGCTTGACACAAGCCGTTTATGATTTTGTAACTTCTAATGCTTCTTATAGGATAGGAGAATCCTCAAAGAAGAACGGCTTGAATATCTTCGGAATAAAAGCTTTTAATATGGCTGACATCAATCAGAACTATCCTGATGTTAAACAATTAGTAGATAGCCTAAAATCCGCAGATATTAATGTTTCATATCTTAGAGATGAGAAGAATGAAACATACAAGTCAGGCATCTTGTACATTTCAGCTGGTCAAACAGATGATGATGTAGCAGATATGCTTGGGATGCAAATTGATAGCAATTCATAAGAATAGCAATCAAATAGCATTAAAAGGGAACTTATGTTCCCTTTATTTTTTAATGTTTAATTAGTGGTGGTTATGTAACAGTAGCCACCACATAACTATGAGGTAATTATGAATAGATTAGATGTTATTGTAAGTAGTATAGGAATATTTTTATTATCTATACTAACTCTTAATCATTGGTATCGTGGCTTATATTATGAGCCTTTGGCTCTCTTGTTGTTAATTGTTATAAGCCCGACTATATATCATTTAATGCGACTATTTTCTTCGGCTTTTCTCAATAATAAAAAGTCAGAAACGCAAACTCTACCAACTTCATTTGATGAGTATAAAGAAGAATGGACAGAATATGTTCATCACGATTTTTGTAATACTTGTGGTTATGCTATGCAAGGTTGCGTATGCAAAGCCGTAGTAAATGAACCGACTGATAGTCAATGAAAGGAGAAAAGGATGAAAGCGTAATGTATGGTAAATGTTTCTATTGTGAAGAATATGGCGAGGGAATACTAATTATTCATTTAACATCGGAAGATGATGGATACGAAGTATTCTCTTGTCATAAATGTAATGATTAAACAATGAAAGTGAGGTATATAGTGAAGTATAAAGTAATAAATCTATTAAATGGTGCGGTAACTGTAATCATAGCAAAAAATCTTTACCAAGCATCCAGAAGAGGTAAACGATATTTTAGTGAGCCTAACAGGGATAAAATACCTGTTCAAATAGTGAGTAATTAAGATGGATACATTATACGAAGTCTTATTTGCTCTTGATAGTATTATAACCATTATTTTGAAGATAATAGCAATTATAGCTTTAAATATATGGATTATTTACTATAAAACTAGGTCTAAGACAGATGTTTAGGTCTAGGAAGTATTGCCCATATAAAACAAGATACGAATTGTTGGAATGGGCTAATAAGAGGTATCCTGAAACCTCATTTAGTAAATGGTCAAAGAAAAGACTATTTGCACTTTACTATAATAGTTAATTCAGGTAGGCTACATAAAGCCATATATCCGCGGGCAAGTGTTATTCCTCTATCATCCATTCGTATCTTGATAATGCATTTGTCCGCACAATTTTAAATGAGAGAGTTACGGCTAAAACCACCATTCGTTAAGAGGTTAATAACAGTAATCTGATTAATCACCCTCAAGCGTGGTCTCTCTCATAGTTTTAAACTATGTACCTCATAGAATGTGGTAGATATTGACAGGCGAGTTTAGACAGCTTCCGCTAAAGGTTAAGCCAACTAACGAGGGTCAAGCTACCACATAAATTTAAATGTTAACAGATAACAAGATAACGATAAAAAAAGGAGGGTTTGGTCATATGGCAAACTCAACAAGTAGTAAAAAGATAATGTATAATGATAATGGTGCTTGGGAAGAAAAGATAACTGAAGCAAAGACGGTAGGCGAGCTTAAAGTTGAGCTAAATATTCCTGATAATACTATTATTCAAATTACATCAGGAGTTGGAGATGATGCAACTGATGTAGCTTTAAGTAATAATACTGATTTATTACCAGATGGTGGGGATAATCCAATGTATGTTGCTTGGCAAACAAATAATAAGACAGGCGGTAAAAAGTAAAGTAAAATAATTTAATGGGGGCAATAACTGGTCCTCAGTACGGTGATAGACTTTGAAGTCTGGACTACGATACTGGAAAATAAGCCCTATGTGAAGACAGGTGGTCTACACCGTAGACAGCAACATAGGCAAAGGAATATGTGAGTCCCCATTAAAATGTAAAGGAAAAATAAGATGAATTTAGAACTCGACTTAAAAGTAAAAGAAAATCCTTATTTGCAGTTTAGTAAGCCACCATTTGAGAATAATACTATATACAATATGTATGATTATGAAATTGATAGTATGAATAACTTTTCATTACAGTCTATAGAAGATTTATTAGAAGAAATAGATTTCAATGAATTTGTTAAGTATACTACGATGAAAGAAGTTATTGAGTTTAACAGTCAATTAGAACATATCAAAGACCATTACTCTTCATATTTCAATGATTATGAATTAGAAGTTACTAAGGCATATAATTGGAAGCGAGGACTGTATGACGCTTTAAAACATTGGTATACTTTAAATGCTGACTTTCATAAAAGAAATAGTGGCGTAAGTACTTTCTTTAGAAGAATAGAATATAATAAATGGTCTTATAACAGGTTTAAAGATGCATTTATTAAACTAGACCTTCAAAGAATAAAAGCTAAGAAGTCTGTTGGACAAGTAGTAGATAATTTAGAAGAATTAATTGAGCGAAATCAGGAACAAATCGTTAAGATTAATGAAGAAACTGAAAAAGCTAATAACTTCTCTCCATTATATACTATTAGTAATCACATAAAATGCAGAAGAGTCAACAATGAATCAGATTATACTAGGATGAGGTTAGTTACAGTAGTTATTGCTAAAGCAAAAACAATGTCTGTAATTGATAATAACAATAATGTATTGTACAAACTCCCTGTTCCTAAGTCATATTTATATTTTGACAGACCCTTTTATAAGGCGTTGAATTATAACTATAGAAATAGGTCTGATATTAGAACTTTTGCATCTTCTCCAGGTGGAAAACATCCATACATACAAATATATGGTAGATATCCTTATTACCAGCGAGGTATTACATCAAGAAGGAATGAATCTAGATTGCATGATATGAGTACTGGTACATGGAGCACATTGTGTTTATCAAACTTTGCTGATGATATTTTAAATGCATTAAATAAAAATGATTATTTATCATTTGTTCATTCAATATCATCATGGAATGGTATATACAATAAAGATTACACTACTCCATACAATTCACCAATGACATCTTTTTATATTACAGGTATTCCTAATAATGATGATGCTGAAAGCATCAGAAGATTATCTGGCTTTAAAACAAGAGATTGTTTTATAGATAATTTAAAAAGAAGACAAATCGTAGAGTCTGATAATCATATAAGAGAAATATATAACACTCGTGTAGAATTAAATATGTTCTTATATGGTAATGATGTTGCTCAAGAATGTGATGCTAAAAAGTGTCCATTTAGAGAGAGTTGTACTGGATATAAATCATTAACAGAAATAGATGATGATTACTATTTTAGAATAGAATCTTTAGTTGGAGCTATGGAAGAAAGTAATTTAGCTACAACTAATATAGAGTCAAGCTCACATATTACTAGATTAACTAGAGTATACTATGATACAGTATCTACTTTAATGAGATGGGAGCATGATGTTGATGATTTAATAGTTCAATATCTAGAAAACATAGAATACTGGGGTAAACCTAAACCATTAACTGCAGAAGAAAGAGCTAATTTATGGATGGCGAGCAATTCTGAACATCCTAGCTCTCAACCTGCTAACCAATAAGGAGTAAATATGGAATTTATTATTAGTCAGAAAGCATGGGATACCATGCAACAGTACGCTGGGATAGCTCATTCAAAAGATGGTAATGAGATATCTGGCATGTTAATAGTAAAGAAAGCAAAGCATCCAGTCACAAATGACGATGTATTTGAATTATGCGAACCTTCAATACTAAAACAAGAAAATACAGGTACTAGTACGGAATTAGATGCTGATGCTCTACGTAAATATTATATAGAGACAGTAAAAAAGCATGGTTCTGATATTAGATATTGTTGGTGGCATTCACATCATACAATGGATGCGTTCTGGAGTACAACAGATGAAAAAGAAATTAAAGCATGGAAGAATAAGTCATGGTCTTCTGCTTTAGTTATTAATTTAAGAGGCGAATACCTCTTAAGAATATCTGTTTGGAATCCAATTGAATCACATGAAGATGTTCCATTAGAAATAATAAGAGATATTGCTGAGCCAAGCAAGAAAATGCTTAAAGAATATGAAGAATTATGCTCTAAGAAAACTTATGTATCTCCTGTTGTTACTAATGGATATGGACGTACTAGGAACTGGCAACAAAAAACTTTGTTTACTGCACAAGTCAATCCACTAGAAGATACAACAAAGCTTGAATGGAACGCATCTGATAGTCCAGAGATGTATTCTGAATTATTAGATGCTGTAGATTCAGAGCTGGAAAGATTGCATTCGTCTTTAATTAAGGGTGAAAAGAAGTTTAATGAATATAAAAATGAAGTAAAAGCTTTGAATGCACACTTAAAGAAAAGAAATGCTAAGTTTTCTATTAAATCCATAACAAAAAGTAAGATAGATGATATTATGTTTAATGTATCAAGAGATTATATTCAATTTGATGATGCGCAGACAGAAGCATTATATGACCAAGTTGATGGATTAGTAAACTATGGAGGATATAACTATGGCTGGCATTAACATGCGTAGTGAAGGTTTAGTAAACAATCTTCATGAATATACATTTCATATCTTAGGTTGCGGAGCTATTGGTAGCTCTGCAGCCACTCAATTAGCAAGAGCTGGAGCAGAAAAGTTCTTGCTATATGATATGGATGACGTAGCAACAGAAAATATCGGAGTATCACAGTATTCTGGCGAACATATAGATATGAAGAAAGTAGAAGCTCTTAATGAAATTCTACTTGGGATTAACTATAAGTGTAATATTATGATGTATCCAGAATATTATAATATGTTTCGATATCAAGACAATAATGATATTGTAATTCTAGGCTTTGATTCTATGAAATCTAGAAAAGAAGCTGTAGAAGATATATGCAGTAATAAGCGTACCAAACCTTATTTACTCATAGATGGCAGAATGGGTGGCGAACATTATCAGCAATACGTATTTACAAATGTAACACTAGCTAATTATCTTAAAACGTGGTATTCTGATGAGGATGGCGACCCAGAGCCATGCAATGTCAAGGCAACAACATATTGTTCTAATATGGCAGGTTCTTTCATTGTAAATGCTATCAGGAAAATAGTGACTAAAAGTCCTTATGAAAAGGAATTGACATTTAATTTTCCTAGCATGACACTACAAAAAAATACTTGCTTACCAGTATGACATAACGTATATTGATAGTTCCCTAGCAACCTCTGTTAGGGAATTATCGTTATCTAAAATGCAAAGGAAAAACAATGAAACTAAAAAAAGAAAAGAGGAAAGCTGTGTCTATTAATCCTTCCACTCTTTTACTATACGGAGCTCCAAAAGTAGGTAAAACTACTATGTTATCTCAGTTAGATGATTGTCTAATTATAGATACTGAGAAAGGTAGTCGTATGGTAGAAGGTTACATACAGGAAGTGAATAGTAGAGACGAGCTCATAGAAACTCTTATAGCAATAAAAGAAAGTAAAGATGTTAAGTATAAGTATATAGCTATAGACACTATAGATAAAGTAGCTGAATGGGCTGAAAGAAGAGTCTGTGAGGAAGAAGGTGTTAATTCTATAGCAGACTTAGCTTTTGGTAAAGGTTATGGATTAGTAAGAGAAAAAGTAGCTAAAACTATATCTCACTTTAAAGAAGTAGCTGAACATCTTATCATTATTGGACATAGAAAAGTAGCTTATGCAGTTACAGAAGGCAATCCTATAGTTATACCAGAATCATTAGATTTAACTGGTAAACTAAAGAATGTTATCATGGCTGGATGTGATGCTATTGGTTATGTTTATCGTAATGACAAAGAAGAGCTAATGGTATCATTTAAAGCAAATGATGCTATAGAGGCTGGTAGTAGATGTCCTCACTTAAAAGGTAAGGATGTTAAATTTCAATGGAATAATATATATAAGGAGAAAAAGTAAATGGCTATTTTTAGACCAGAAGAAAAGAAATCTTCAGGAAGTCCCTATTTGGGAGTTATTGAAGTAGGTATTATTGGGTTTAGTAACAGAGCAAAAGAATTTGACTTTGCTGATATTTTTATAGAAGTTGAATTGTCTGTTAAAGGTAGTGAATATAGCAATAAAATGGCTATTCTGGGAAGTTTAGATAAAGATGCATCTGGCAATATTACAGGTGGGTCTGTCTTAAATAGAATGTATAAGTTATTTGATGCTATTGGTTGTAATGCAGGTTTAAATGTGCAGGGTGTATTTGAGGATGAGAATGGAAACACAATTGATGATATAGCTACATATTTAAACGAAAGATTCACGACTACAGGCGAACAATATTCAGCTTATTCATATAAGAAAAAGCCAAAGCCAGGTAAGAAGATATATACTGAGATTTATCCAAGGTTATATCCTAATACAGCAGAAGGTAAGGCTCAATGTCAGCAAGATACAGATTGGTTAAAGGGTAAAGGTGTTATTAAAGAAGCAGATGCGAGTGATATGCCTCAACAGAATGATACTCCTTTAGCAGCTAATGCATTGAACAATCTGTGAACTACGTAGAGATAGCAGTGGGTTCCCCTAGGAGTAGGGGAACTCTGGTATTGAAGTCTGAACTTCACAAATATATACCACTTGATGGTACGGCATTGTATCGTTCTGTTTATCTCTATGATAAGGATGCGAAAGAATACGCAGACTCAAAAGGTACTTTAAAAGGCTACCAGGGAGAACGAGGTATTGACAATGTTTTAATTGATATAGACAGAAAAGATAATTCTGACGACTATACACTAGCTAAATTAAGAGAAACTCTTAATCATCTAGATATACTTGAAGTGCTTGACGAGAGCATTCAATGTTATTTTAGTGGCACAGGATATCATATCGTTATATCAAATAAAGTATTTAATTTTGTTCCTTCTGGTAGTTTACCTTATCAAGTAAAAAGAACAATGTCGTCATTGTTCAATAATATTGATACAAGTATCTATATGAGAAGTGGAATATATAGAGTTGCACATACTAAGAATCAAAAAACAGGACTCTATAAAATTCCAATAACATTGCGAGAATCAAAATCCTTATCATCAAAAGAAATACATAAATTAGCTACTGAACCCAGATTTGAATATCCATATGAATTATTAGATGGAGATGGGGAGTTAGAAACAGCTGTTTGCACAGAAACGCCCAAAGTTGCCGAATTTACAAAGATTTCCGAGCCAACCAAGGTAGTACCCTGTGTACAAACAATGTTGCGAAATGGCCCCATAGAGGGCTCTAGACACAATACTGCCCTTAGAATCATTAGTCACTTTAAAAGACATGGGATTCCAAGTGAGTATGCAAAAGTAGCTTTATTACATTGGAATAACAATACATTAAACGAGCAAAAAATGATTGAAAAAGTAGAATCCGTATACAATGGAAACTATAATTACGGATGTCAAGATGTGCTTATGAAGAAGTATTGTCAGACAAAATGTAATTTCTTTAAAAACAAGGATTATCACATACATGTTAAAGATGCAGATGAACTACAAAAAGAGTTTCAGGAAAGAATAGAAACTAATTTTGTAGGCAGAGCAATCCCATTGACAGAAATGTTTGGGTTAACAAACTATGATACTCAGATATATCCAGGAGAGTTAGTAACTATATTTGGGCCCACAGGCTCAAATAAGACTACTTTAGCTCAAAACTTAGCACTAGGAGTTGATTTTAAAAATGACAGAATCAACAAGAAGTGGCAACTACCAACGCTGTTCCTATCTTTAGAGTTATCTGCCTGGTATATGCATAGAAGACATTTGCAAATCGTCTCTGGTTTATCCAAAGATGAAGTAAATGATAATTATAAAGAAATTTATAATGATTATGCAGACCAATTAAGGCATTTACAGATACAAACAGTTTCTCCAACTTTATCTTCTATACAAAATAAGATAAAAGAATTAAATCCAGCTGTTGTTATAGTGGATTACATAGATTTAGTAGAGACACCTCAGAATATTAGAGGAGAATACGAACAAATAAAGTTTGTCTCTCATAGCTTATCTAGTTTAGCTGTAAATCTTGATGTAATAATAATTCAAATATCTCAAGTTAGTAGAGAGTATAGTAGAAATGAAGTACTTGATTTATATGCAGGTAAAGGCTCAGGAGCCATAGAAAATGCGTCACGTAAAGTGATTGGATTAAATGGACAAGCAAATAGTGACATAAAGCATATACATATGTATAAAAATACAGATGGAGAATTATTCGATACAAAGGTTGAATGGCGAGAAAGCTTTAGATTAAGGAGAGTCGAATGAAAGGTTGGGTTTTAAGTATAATAATAGAAGAGAATTTGTTTATGTTAGAATTTTTCAAAACATTTAGAGTGGGATTAGCTGCAATAAATGATTTATCTGGTAAAGCTATGTCAGTTATAATTGGAATATGGAAAGCAGAAACAAATATTACCTTAGCTATAAGAAAAAAGCTAGAGTGGCACGATGTCGGTGAAGCGTAGAACCACTAAGCGTATGAAGTTTTGGGAAGACAAGTTCTTCCCAAAGCTTAAAAAACATCATGGAAATAGAGCGAAAGGGATATTTCATAGGCTTATGAAAAAATCATCGACTCTAAGAACATCATTAAAAAGGAGGAGTAGAGAGTATGAAGTGGTTTTTAATATCAGCCTTAAGGAAATTAGAAATCTTATATATTCCGAGTATGGAAGAAAATGCAAGTATTGCAAAGATATTCTTAAGATTAACAATATGGTATGTGACCATTGTATTCCTATTAGCCATGGCGGTGATTCTACTCCTAAAAATCTTCAAATGATATGTTCAAGATGCAATACAAGAAAAGGTCCTTTGACAGACAAGGCTTATATTAAGTTATTAGCTTGGTTAAAAAGGCAGAATAAAAATACAAGAGACTATATTTTAAGAAAATTAGCAAGAAGTGATGTATTTAAATAAGGAGATACTATGATAAGCAAAATATATGGACAAACTAAATACAAAAGTATGTTTCAGGCTGGTAAAGGAAAAGGAAGAAAAAGACCAAATTTAAGTAAAGCATATAAAGAGGCAATAGCAATGTCTAGATTAACACCTTCCATTAAGAGGGTTGTAACTTATAAAATTAAGAAAAAAATTAATGAGCAGTAGAGAGCCGAGTAGGTGTTATTTTACTTACAGTTTGTTTGCACCGAAATGCGTGAGCACGGACGAGGTTTTTCGGGTTTTCCTATTACCCACTTATTGGACCTATTTGACACTGCTCATTACTTTATAGGTAACAGACTATGGATATAGGATGTTATCTCGTCGAAAAGAGAACGGGGTGGTCAAGGAGCTTAAAAGTTGCTTGGTGCAAAACCACCCCTGACTCGGAAGGAGATGTATGGACTATCAGAGAATACTAGCATGGTGGAGCATTATAATATTTGGTTTCATTTTTTGGTATGCAATATACCAAGCAATTAGAAACTTATTATTTTAATCTACTAAAGGGGAAGTTATGAACTGCAAATTAACAAGATTAGATAAACTTAATATTAAATTTAAAAGGTATATATTAAAATGGAAAGTGAAGGATATTGCAGAAAGATTCAAAGTAAACGTAAGGACTGTTTATCGAGTCTTAAAAGATTAGAGTTAATAAGGTATCAAGAGGAATTATATAATCTACGATACCGAAACGGAAAATGGATAAGGAGATACAATGGCAAGAAAAAGCAGAAAAGTCGTTCTAGCTAAATTTGACGAACGTGCAGAAGCAGGTCGAAAGATAGCTATAGCGAAAATAAAAGCAAAAGCGAAGAATGATGGCTTAACATCATCAGAAAGAAGAATAAAAAAGATAAAGAAAGTAGCAAATGGATGCTGGTGGGTAGAACAATATCTATTAGCAAATATGAACTATAGAGTTCGTAGGTTTGAAGAATAAAGATAGTAAATGGGATATTGACCTGGCCTTTGGCGAAAAGTACGAAGATTCTTTAGCAGAAATTCTACAAATAGGTACTATAGAAGTGAAAACAGAACGTGATAAGTGGAAAGAAACAGGAAACATATATGTAGAAATGGCTTGTCGTGGGGCCTTAAGTGGATTAGTTACTACTAAGGCTGACTGGTGGGCAACGATATTAACCTTTGGAGGAGTCATAGAGGGGGTAGTATTGTTGCCCACAAAACTCATGAAGAAGAGAGTAAAGAATCTGATAAAAAATAATGTAGCTAAATATCCTACAGCAGGTGGAGATGATAATGATAGTGTAGGTGCATTAGTTCCAATTAAGGAGTTGTTATATGAAGAATAAAATAGAGCTATATAAAGAAAGCTTAGATGTTAGAAGACATGAATCTGGAGAAAGATGGTATGCTCCAAGAGGTTCATATGACTGGAAACCTTCAGTAACAACAATAATATCTAATACTATAAGTAAAGGCGAAGGCTTTGAAAGATGGCTAGGAAATCATCCAAGCTATGATATAGCCTGTCAAGAAAGAGATAAAGCTGCAGCAAGAGGCACAGAAGTGCATGAGATGGCAGAACAATATATGCTAGGAGAACAAGTAGAGACAGACAAAGAGGAAATATCAAAACACATGATGTCCTTTGAAAAATTCTGGCTTGAGAATGAAGTACAATTAATTGATACTGAGTTGTTCATGTGGCATAAAGACGTACCATGGGCTGGTACATGTGATATAATAGCCAAAATTAACGGTAAAAACTGGATAATAGACATAAAGACTGGTAACTATTATAAATCGCATGAAATACAGCTAAATATGTACGCAGAACTGCTACGCAAGATAACAGATGAGCCTGTAGATATAATAGCAGGTTTATACACAAAGGGTAGATGGATTAAAGAACCTAATTATCAATTGAAGAAATTTAAATTCAATTTAGATATAGCAATAGAAACTACAAATCTATGGAAGTTTCTAATGGGTGGTAATCCTAAGCCGAAAATAAAAGTTAAATTAAAAACTAAATTTGAAATGAGAGGTAAAAATGAATACGACCTATTGTAAAGAAAAGATAGTAAGTCTTAAAAAGATTATAAAAGAAAAAGACGAAGAGATAAAACATCTTAAAAATGAACTATTTTTATGTGAAGAGTCTAAAAAGAAAGCTGGTATTATCTCTAAAGGCAATATGACAGCCACGCCTGTCCCAAAATTTAGCAAACCTGATATGAAAAAATTATTAAAAGGAAGAGCTAAAGCATTAGAAGCTTATGCTAAAAAACTAAATGAGGATAATTAGGCTCGTAACTATGCATAGCTTTGACCCCTGTGGTATGTGCAAGGATGTGAAGAGAGGGAAACGCTGGGAATATAAATCAGATTCATTGGTTCCCAGCTACACTCCAAAAATACTATTTGTATGTGAAAAGTGTATATACAGGGAGAATTATGGAAGTAAGTTTTATAGAAAAGCTATGAAAAAGAAACTATTTGAAAAATTAAACTATAACTTTGGCGATGAAACGCCAAGACTGGAGAAATAATGGCTCAGAAAAAGAAGTATAAAGATATTGGTAAGAAAGATATTATCGGTGTTATCAATCAATTAATAAGAAAAATGGAAGCAATAGAAATGACATTAAATATTCTTATTTTAAAGTCAGATGAATATAAAAATGAGGGGGTTCCTACATTTCAAGAATTTACAGAAGAAAAGCTAAAGGAGGGAGCAAATGACGCACCAACAGATGAAAAAGCTGATGGAGCTGGAGATACTGCCAGCGATAACAAGGACTAGAGACGCAGGACAAAAGGAATATGCTCATGATGAAGATGATGTATTTGCAAATTTCAAAAGAGTTGCAAATGCATTAGATTCATCAAAAGAAAAGGTATTAATGGTGTATCTACTAAAGCACATAGATGGGATATCTGCCTATACTAAAGGACATAAATCACAAAGAGAAGACGTAAGAGGAAGATTAACAGATGCTATAGTATATTTAATGTTATTGTGGGCTATGGTAATAGAGGAATGAAATATTATTTTATTCTTTTGGTAACATTTCATAGTATAGAAGAAATATATACTTGCAATAATCCAAATACCTTAGGAAATGAAAATATACATATGCTTTGTAATTGGAATGATGATGATTTTATACAATACCCCGACGGGGAAAGACTCTTAAGACCGAAAAGAAAAAAAGATAACTTTATTAAAGCTTATTATAGGAAAAAGTATTGGATTAATAAAATGAAGTACCAGGAGTAGGAGCTGTATATCCCTCTTCCTTCCTTTTCTCTCTATCCTTTTTAGCCTTACTTAAACCAATCATTGGTAATCCAGTCCATTTATCTATTACAGATAAAGGATTATCAATAAGGTTATTTTTAGAACCAAAATCTCTCGCTATCCTTCCAAATGGAAACATTGTATATATATAATAGTCAGATACTCTTGACCAATCATCTTCTAGCATAGCTCTCATGGAAGCCATAGGCATTCTAGCGATAGGAGGTGTTATCATTTGCAATGGAGCTACAGCTGTAGGCCATTGACCAAAGAAAGCTCTATTTCTTTCTTTTTCATCTCCAAATACCCAATCAGCTGTATCCTGGAACCAGTTCCAAGGAGCTGGCATTGCTGTTTCAAATAAAGAATAAGCAAAAGCATTACCAAGAGAGAATACAAATAAGTCCATTTGCATCATTCTTGCAGCTCTTTCAGCTTCAGCTCCTCTAAATCCATACATTCTAGCTTGTCTTAATGCTTCTTTCCTAAATCTAACTGCATTCCATCCCCATAATTGAAATCTAGTCATAACTTTACCAAGAGCTGTTCTTGCAAACATTGGTCTATATGGAGCAGAATATAAAAACTGAGTTGCTGCTACACCTTTTTTTGCTAATTTAATTAAAATTGGATGGTCAAAGTCTTTAATAGCACCACCAAATTTTCTATACCAATGTAAATAATGAGCCATAAAAGCATCTCTTCTCAAGGCTCTTTCAGGGACAGACATAAACTTAGCTGCAAATTCCATTACAGGTTTAGTAATTTCACTCTTTTTAGCCATATCAATGACAGACTTTTCACTAAGTTCAGGGTCAGCCCTTAACTTTCTAGCAACACCTTCAATAAATTCTTTATTTTTAGATGATTGATACTCACGCATCAATCCATATTCTTCCATCATTTGCTCTGGGAAAACACCGTGTTTTACAGCCATATTATCCCTACCCTGCTTAGTAGCAAATTCAGGGTTAATACTCTCCATATACTTGTTATTTCGGGCAGAACGCCATGTTTCAAAGCCAACAGACTGGATAGTATGCATAGTACCACCAAATATATTAGCTACCATAGACTTTGGATGGGCCAATAGTGATGCTAACTCAAATTTAGCTTCAAGATTGCTCCAGTTCCTCATGTCTTCAGCAGTGAAACCTCTTAATTCCTTTGGTAAGTCTTTATTTAAAACACCAATAGTTTCAGCAATCTTATTAACTCTGTCTCTAACTCTATTATCTGCCCACCAACCGTATGGAGTTGCTCTCATTTTCATTTTAGGGTCATTTAATATATGCTCAGGAACTATATCAGGATTCCCAATTGCACCTTGAACATATAATTTCATAAAAGTAGTCCAAGCTTCTTGCTGTTCTTTGGGAACTTTTCTTTTGTACATAGATTCACCAAATTTATCAATAGCATCTCTACTAAATACTTGAGCCATCTGCCTATAATATGAGTTAATAATAGATTTAGCATAAGCCATAGGCACTTGTCTATCTAGTGAATATCCTGGGATATGAGCTTCCCTTGACATAGTAGAGCCAGGCTTAGTGATATTATTTATCCACCGTATTTTAGCTTCATTTTGCTCCTTTTTAGAGCCAATTTTAGCTTGAACCTCATCTAACCCTTTCCATCCTTCAATATCTTGAAAATTCCAATCTCCAGTAAGAGCATGATGTCTATATACTATCTTTTTAAGAACATCATTAGTTTCTTTTTCAGATAATTCAGAAGTTCTTAAATTTTTAGCATATTCTTTTAGACCTTTAAGTGCACTGCCTTTGTCAAAATGCATATGCATCCAATAATTCTCAAAAGGAATCCTACCAGTAGCAGAAGAAGGAGAGTTGTAAAGCAATTCCAATTCTTCTTGAGTTAAATCTTTATTTTTTCTGCCCATTTCAATCATCATAGAGCGAACAATTTTATTCATCCCATCAACACCAAATTTAGTTGGTATTGCATCTCCATGAGCAAAAGCTCTTTTCATATCATTAGAAAACTTTTCAATATCTATAATAGGATTTTGCTGCTTTTTATCGTAATAACCTGTTTTAAATTTCTTTGACAAGGGATGGTTAGGCTGTGTATTAATTAACATATAACCACTATTCTTTTTGCCGCTTGTAAAACCAGGAATACCCTCTATAATAGATGTAGGAATAACAGCTACTTGTTCTTTTTTACCATCTATAGTCACTGTTTTAGTCATAGTCTGACCTCGAGCATCAAGTACAACATCACCACTTATATAATCTTTAAACATTCTTTCAAAAAATTTAGTATAAGTATCATTAATTCGGTCAATTAATTGTTCTCCAGTAATTCTTTCTCTAACAGGTTGCCCTTCTTTTTCCACTGTAATATTATATATTTTATTTTTTAAACTTTTTTCATAATCATAAGCTTTAATAATATTATTGTATAAGTCTTTATAATGTTTGACTTCTGCAAATTTCTTATTATTATCTTTAGATTTGTCAGACATTATCCTAGAAACTTCTCCAAGTTGTCTTTTTGCGACAGCAATTTCGTGCAGTCCTTTAGAATCTGAAATTGTATCTAAAAATATTAAATCCTTTGCAAGTCTATGAACTTCTTCATCACCTTTACCAATAGCCGCATCATTAGTTAAAGACACTCCACTTTTAATCTTATCCATGTACTGAGTTGGTGTAATAATTCTACCCATTTTGTTAATACCATCAGCAGTTAAAAACATTCCCTGTTCTTGCATTAAGACTATTTCATCCTTCATTAATTCACGATTAATAGTCTCAGGAAACTGCATGTAATGTCTTTCTGATAATTTAGTAAATTCTCCTTTAGACAGACGTTGCCATAATGTCCCTCTCTTTACGTCATCTAGCCAATTTTTCAAAGCAAACCAATCTGCTTTATTTAGTATATTAATATCTTTACGCAATAGACTACGAACAATGCCACCAAATTCTTGCAATACTTTTTTGTTTTCTGTCTTTAAATGAGTTAATATATCATTAATATAACCCTTAGTCTCAGGGTCTAACTCTACTTTTTTAAACTCTTTTACACCTTCCCAGCCAGTACTTGTAGTGAATATACCTTCTACTTTTTCATTACCTTTCTCTGGGAATCCTTTTTCTATATTTTCTTGTTTCTGTGGTTCTTCAGTAATTAATTTACCTTCTTTACGTATTTGCTCTGGAGCCCTCTGTTGAGATGTTTCGCTATAAATATTGAGCATTTCACCTAAAAATGCACTTCTAGACTCCTTAGGTATAGCAGCACTACCATAACCCAATCTTGAAGAATCTGTTCTAGCTGTTTCTTTGTATAAATCTTCTAATTCTTTCTGTTCTTTATCTGTAAGTTTTGTTTTTGCTTTTAATTGCTCTAGTCTCTTTAAGTTACCCCTATTTAAAGAGCCTAGCATTAAAGTATCAAATAATTGTTGTTCTAAGGCAGACTTGCCTCGCTTCCATTTTCTAATAGCGTTATCAATTTGAGCTTGGTCAGCATATTGAGTACCTTCAGTTTTCATCATCTTACGAATAAAAGATTTTTTAAATCGCTCTACATTAGTTGGGTCTGACTCATTCTTAGCATCTCTCATTAAGTAACTATTAATTTTTAAAGCTTGAACTTCAAAGTTTGTATCTCTAATGATTTTATTTATAGCTGCATCAGATAGCTCGGGGTTAGCTTCTTTCATAGCATCAATAATACGAGAAACTCTAGTAACTGTTACAAGATTTTCAATATCTTTCATTACAAAGTCACCAGCCATTTCTTTTACTTGATTTAATGCTTCAATTCTGTCTTCTATTCGACTGTAATCTTTTTTCTTATCCCATTTAGTTCTTTTCCCACGCATAGCACCACGAGTTTTTTCATATTCCATTGGAGTACCTTTAATAATATCATTAAAGATAGCTTCATTTTGTACAGCTCTATCAAATCCAGCAGGGCTTAACAAGTCATGCTGGATTGATTTTAGTATATATTTCCCTGTAATAACTCTAAAAGTACTTCTTTGTAATGCCTGTTTAAGATAATCATACTTACCAATAGCTAAATCATATTGGTCAAATAACTCTTTAAAACGACCTTCAAATTGATTTGTTTTAGAATTATATCGTAAATCTACCTTTCTTAAAGCATTATCAGAATAATCTAATCCATGTAGCATTTTAGATATTTTAGGAGTAATAGTATTCAGCTGTTCGTCAGGCATTTCTGCCAATTCTTTAGTTAATTTTCTTCTTTCTTCCATAGACCATTGTCTGTCTTTGGTATAATCCTTACCATAAAAAGCAGAGTTAGCATCAGTTAAAGATTTAATAATACCATTATTCCTGATATAAGTCATTAGTCGCCCTGTTGGCACTCTCTTAGATGTTTCAATGTTAAAATGAGCATTAACTAGAGCTCGATACCAAAATTGATATCCTTTCATACCAGCATAATCCATTGGGTCAGAAGATAATCCAATCATTGCTCGAGAAAGTTTTCTAATGTAATCTTTTTGCTTAGCATTTGTCTTGGGCGTTATAGTAATGTCTATAGTATTACCATATTTATCTTCTACAGAATATGTATCGCCACCTGTTTTAATCATCATATTGTAAGCAGCAGACAGTAAATTCTTTTGAGTAACAGCAGTACCTAATAAGCCTCTACCACCGACAGCAGCTTCTGACATCTGCATTCGTACATTAGGAGCATAAACAGCTTCTGGACTATCAATTAAATTCTTCTCTGCTGAAGAATATTTAGTAGTAAGTAAATCTATAGCCCATTGTGGTTTATTGCCCACTACCTTCCCTTGAGCATCATAATATTCTTCTTTATTGGCCTTAAACATATCCTTCCATGACTTTTTAAAACCACCTTTTCCACCCATATAAAAATAGGCAGAATCTCCATCAAGGTCAGCACCGCCTAAAGCTTCCATCGCTCTAGAATGCATAAGTATTCCATGTCCTTCTCTACCTGTAAACCCAGAGAACCTTAAAACCTGAGTACCAGATATAGAGTCCATAGGCACTCTCATTACGGCAGACCGAAATGTTTCTTCTAATTCTTCCTTTACTTCTTTGTTAGGCCTAGTAGAATTTTCGTTCTTTTCATACATCTCCCATAAATCACGTAACTTTTTACGACCAAAAGATTCTGTCTCTATAAACATATCTTCATAAGCTTTATCTAAAAAGAATAACTCATCATTTTTATCTAGCTCTTTTAATCTTTTATTTACCTTATCTAAGTCTTGCTTTAATCCTTCATCATAAGGTCTCATTCTTGCAGCACCAGAATTGACTATTTTAGGTTTTGTAGCTTGATTTAAAATATAACTAGACAATACTTTCTGTCTAAAAGAATTGATAAAGGGGTGAACATATATACCAGCTTCATTTTCTGGCTTATTCTTAGAAATAGCATCAGCTCTTGCGTCAGATATCATTCTATCAGCTAATGAATTATATTCTTCTAGCTCTTTATTTTGTGATTCATACTGCTTATCAGTTATATCTCCATTCTGATAATCCTCTTCTAAAGACCTTTTTTTATTTTTTAACATTTCCTGATAGGCTTTATTGATAAATAATTGATTGCCTGATTTATTAAGTGCAGATAGAATTTTAGATAAACCTATACTATTAAAATCTAAAGCATCTAACTCTTTAATTAATTCCTTATTTGATGCTGTAGGAAGTTTTTCTAAATACTTTTCAAGTGCTTCATTTCCTTCTTTTGTACCTCTAAATCTTGGTTCAATGACAGAATCAAAAATATCTTCAACAACTTTTTGCATTCCAGTTCCATCTTTTAATTTAGGACTAAATGCTAAAGCTTCAACGAGGTTGGTAAGTATTTGCTTTTTAATAGTCTGAGGCTTAATCATATCTGCCCCTTGCTTTACGCCATAGCTAAATCTAATATGCTCGGGATTTAATTCATATTCAGTGTAAAATTCTCTAGTTCCTTTTTGCTTAACCCCAGATTCATACATATATATATGATGTCCATCAGCTCTCATTTGAGCACTTTGTGCTTTGCCTGCTGGGTGAAACATAAATTTACCTAATAATGCACCATGTTGATTGTGAGGAGATATAATAAATGATTTATTTTGTGTGATACCAGCAAATGTACCAGCATCTAAATTCATACTCTCTAGAACATCATCTCTTACTATAAACGCACCATCTGTATCTTGAGGCATCTCAGAGCTTTTCATTTGTTTAGATATTTCTTTTTTAAACTGAGGGTCTTTTAATATCTGATATATAAAATTACCATCTTTTGATAAGTCATTTATCTTATTTTGATAAAATTCCTTTTCTCCTGGATATGAATCTGTCATCCATACTTGACTTCTTTTATTCCATGCAACAGCATTATTAATAAAATCTTTAGATAAAAGTTTTCTTACATTGGCAGGACTATAATCTAATCCATTAAGGGACAGATTCCATAGTATATTAGACTTAAAAGCTCTATTAAAGTAATCTTTATCTATTCCTTTGAATTTGTTATTAAAATCTAATCTCAATTTATCTATTGTAGCTCTATTCAGTCCTAATGTGAGTTCAGACATACTACGTCTGTCTGTTTCAGGGTGAAACTTAGTAAATACAGCATCATCTTTAGCTCCTTTACCTCCAAAATAATAAAAATTTTCACCTTTCATAATTTTCATTACATTAGTCAGAGTTTGTCTATAATCTGCTTCTCCCCCAAATTCATTCTTATAAAATGGTTCTTTTCTTACTTGACTTAAGTTTAACGCTCTATTATTACCATTCTTATCTTTAATTATTATTTCATCTAATATAGCAGTAGCACGCTCTCTATTCCCAGTAAGACCATACAATACATCATCTATAATCTTATATGGTTCAAATCTTAACTTCTTATCACCTGCTAAATTTGAAGGATTATCTTTCCCAATAAACTTTAATCCAGTTCCATCTTGATTAATTGTTATTATTTTAACAGGCTGGTCTTGATTTCTTCTAGAAACCCATTGCCTTGCATTTAATTGTAAATTTGATTCGTCTTTAGGATTAATAGTAAAGTTATATTCATCCTTTAGCATTTTCTTTAAATCTTTTACAAAAGCTTCGGATTCATTCTGAGCGATTCCAGTCTCTTTTGTTAAAGTATTTTTAAGAAGGCCACCAATTATTTCTGACAATTCTTTAGTCTTAGAAACTAGCTCTGTTTCACTCGTAATATCTTTAAATATATCTAAACCTTCATTGAGGTTTCTTTTATTACGTATATGGTTTTTAATTATATTTAACGATTGACCTCCAAGCCTAGCTTGCTCTCCAGATACAGTATCAATCTCTAAATCACTTGTATTTAATTCATTTAATTCTTCAAGCTCTTTAATGTCTAATTCTCGAAGCTTTTCAATAGACTTAGTGATTCTTTGACCTTCAGGAGATTCTGGCTTAATACCCATTGCTTCTAAGTCCACACCACCCTTTAATGCAAACTCTAGTATAGCAGCTTCATTTTGAGCTCTAACACCCAATTCTTTATTGAACATTTCTTTTACTACTGTTTTTACTTCGGGAGGTAGTTTTTCATATTTGGGATGCATAGATGGGTCATAAAATCTTTCTAAAGCTTCATTCCCATCTTTTTTCATATCTTTATTAAATTCTTCTCTGAATTTACCAGCTTTAGCAATAGTCCATGGCTTTTCCTGTCCTCCAAACCATGCACCCATAACATATTCATATACTTGCTCAGGAGTAGTCGCTCCTCTCATAGTAGCAGGCAGACCCATAAATAAAGAACCTGCAAGGCTTCTAGCTACTTTAGTTCCAGCTTCACTTCCTGTATTGATAAAGTTACCTATACCTCTAAATACTGCACCAGCCTGTGCTCCACCAATAAAAGCAGACATCATTTCATCTATTCCACCTTGCCATGCAGAAACAGCAGATGCTGCTCCTAGATGAAAAGCACCTTCAGCAATATGTCTAGCTTGATTACCTAGCAAGAAATTTGTAGCCGTTTGAGTAGCCCCGAACTTACCTTTCTGACCCTTATCTAAGAAAGGACGTATATTCTTTTTCGCAAAATCAGTAGCTTTTTTAGCTGCAAACATAGGAACAGATTTATCATTAAGTTTTCGAGCCATTTGAGCAGCAGCAAGAAGTGAATTGGTTTGTGCACTAGCTCCAGCTAAACCAACTTTAGCCGCAGCTTTTCCAGCAGCTCCTAATGGAGCTCCAATAATACCAGGAGCAAATCCTGCTAAATGCCCTAAATTCCTAAATATAGCCTCATATTCATTGTCAGGGGTATCTCCTACATGAAGCGTGGTAAAACCTTCTATAAAACCAGCTCCTAGGTCGGTTAAAGCGTCAGATAAACTAAAGTCTCCCGCATAAAAGGGGATGTTGTGATATTCAGCATGTTGCTGTAAGGATTGTTTAAATGATTCGGGATACGCTTTTGGATTCTTTTTGTAAGAATCTATTACTGTTCTTAGAGTATCAGCATCCCATTTTGGTTGGAATTCAGCCATTTTATTTTATTATTCATCACCAGTGTATTGTCTATATAAATCATAAGCAGGACCTGCTGCAAGCAATGGAGCAAGCCAACCTCCCCTTAATGATAGTCCTAGCATTCCTAAGTTACCTAAAGTTCTTGCATAAGGCCTAGCTTCTTCACCAGCAATGTATTCCCCTGCATTTTCAGCTTGAGACAATGCAGTATATCCTAAAATTCCCAAAGGAGATGTAGCCTTAATTTTTCCTTTTCCAAAACCTTTAGTCATTTTTTCCCATCTTGATTTAGGTTTTTCTGGCTTAGGAACTACGTCCTTAGCAGGTATTGGCAATGTAGTACCTTTAGGAGCTTTTGCCTTCTCATATGCTGCCTTATCTTTTTTATATTCCTTCATATCTTCTGCATCTGGCCTAGACAAGTATTGATATAGTCCAACACCACCAGCTAAAGCTGCACCTGGTATCATTTGTTTGAATGAGCTTGCTTCATCTCCTCCAAATTTTTCTATTAATGATTTTTTACTTTTTGGTAAAAATCTCTCACCCATAGCAGCCATCATAATACCTTCTTCAGTACCAGAATTTTTACCTTCTGTTACTAAATCTAAAAGACTTTGATAGAGTTCGGGGTCATTCTTCACTTGGTTTTGTATTTTCTTGTCAGACATGCCTCCAAGAGATAGTTGCCCTAATCGGTTTAATTGCTTTTGATACCTACCTGACTTAACTTGAGCATAAGCAGATTCAAATCTCTGTAAGTCCTCAGGAGCCATTCTACCGCCCTTAAGTCTAGAAAATTCATTCCATAGTTGAGTTTTGCTTGGCATGGGGACAGATAAATCATCTGTCATTGCAAATTGCAATAGATTATTAAAGAATCTTTCATCTCTAGCTTGTCTTACATTACCAATACTTTGAGCTAAATCAAATGCCATTAATAACCTCCACCTTCTCTTGTTGGAGCTCCAAATATAGATTGTTTTACTTGAGTTCTAGATGGTAACATTCCATATAACCAAGAAGCTGCATCCATTGCTTTTCCACCTAGATAATCAGCTCCTCTTGCAGTATCTTTAATTACTCCACCCTCAGTTCCTGGAATCCAGTAATCTGCCGCCTCAGAAAAACTAGGAATACTTCCTAATACATTCGAACCAGTTTCTTGTAAATTTTGACCTAATGTTTGTTGTGGCATAGTATTATAAAACCTTAAAAGATTTTGTAATTTTTCGTCCTCTGTTACAGTAGGTACAAAAGGGTCTGGCTGAATAGAAGGGTCCATGCTGCTTCCAATTTTATATTGCTCATCAAGCTCCCTATCATAATGCTCCTGAGACATAGTATCATATCCTGCATCAATAGAAGGGTCAATAGATTCGCCTGACCGAGCATCTGCAACACCATATTCATCTAAATCTTGCAAAGCAGTCATATCTTCTTCAGTAGAACCAGCTCTTTTGCCACCATATTTTATTTTGCTAATTAGATTTTTAATAGGATTGACAATTTTACCTCTAGCTGCCTCTCCCTTAGCTCTGGCTTCTTCAGGGGTTCCTTTAGCTCCAAGTCTACCTGCAAGTGCAGTTCCCAATAGACCCAATGCTGTACCTCTATTTTTAGCAGCTTGCATTTGAGCTTCAGCCGCAGCTAATTGCGCCCATTGATTATTAGACATATCAAATCTTAAAGCCATTATTGATTACCCCCCATGAATCCACCAAGCCATTGTCCAGTATTATCCATAAATTGACCACCTTGCTCAGTACCCAACCAATCTGATACTTGATTGCCTAAGCCACTCCAGAAAGAACCTTGGTTAGCTTGTTGCATATTTTGCTGATTCATCATTGCTTGATTTTGAGCTATAGCAGATTGTGCTATATTTTCTGATATACCCAGCTGACCTTGGAAAGCTCTTCCTAATAATCCTTGTCCCATCTGTCTATTACGGTCCATCTGAGCAGCATATTGGTCTCTTAGACTAGATGCTAAATTTCCTTGTCCAATTCTTCGTTGTGCCTGTAAAATTCCAGAATCAAGGCCAGACGCTGCAGCCTGTCTTTTATTCATTAAATTTTGAAGAGCCATTTGATTCATTCCCTGCTGTTCCATTCTAGCTCTTTGTTGAACATTAAATTGACTATCAGGGTCCATATAAGATTGAGCTTGAGTTTGCATCTGGCTAATCATATCTTGTGCAGGCTTCATATATTCAGCTATTTGCTCTGGAGTAATGGGATTATATTTAGGTGCTTTTCTTCTTCCTCCACCAAATATAGTATTTATAGCTTTACCAGCCAAAGCTCCAGCTACCTGTCCCCAGAACTGCTTATCATTGCCAGAAGGACCTGATTGAGTCCAACCATTTATATCGTTTAGTAATTTATTCATAATTCTTTCCTTTTACAGAGAATATATCATTATAATATAACAACTTATTTATTATTAAACCAACCATTTTATTAAAATTACGAGCCATCATCTATAGTTTCAGGTAATGCTGTTGCCTTTACAATAAATGGTGGATAAGATACACCATGAGAACTTCTATATCCATAAGCAAGATAAGCAGTTTTAGTACTTCCTGCCGTTGAAAATCCTATGTAAAATGTATTGCTCGAGCCGACAGATGCTAATTCACTGGCACTTAATACCCATTTCACTGTAAGTATATCATCATCTGCCTCATCATCACTTAAGTACACACCAGCAAAATCATACTCAAATTGTCCGCCTATAGAATTGTATGTACTACTATCACTAAGGCCAACATCTAAATTTGTGTCAGTAGATGTAACATTAATAAAACAACTTAATTCTATTTCTACATTTTCACTTGGCGGTGTTTTAAATGTTATTCTATGCACTGCATCTTCTACCGTCATTGAGTCTTGTATTTCAAATGTATCTGTCCCATCAGTAGGTTGCAAGTAGGTATATCCCAATATCATACCTGCATAAGCACTGTTAGCTGCACTAAATTCGGTTCCACTCTTTTGAGCTATAAATTTTCCAGTTTCTGAATTTAAAGTAATATCGCCATCGGCATTTAATGTAAAATCAGCACTATCTGAATCAGCATCAACAGTCGTTATTGTTGTAGCGCCAGCAGCCATTGTTGCAATTGTACAATAATCAGATGCATTAGCGGAGCTATGTATTTTAATATCTTCTCTACCAGTTGCTCCATCTGGGGTTGTAATAGCTAATCCCACATGGTCATCTGCCCCACTTACATTTAATTCAATGCCTGTTGCAGTATGAGTTCCTGTAGTGGCTCCTACTACATCAATATCCATTCCTTTAACGCTAGAAGTACCCAAACTAGCAGAATTTATATCTAAGTCAATACCTATATCATTATGAGCATTAGTGCCTGAAGAAGCGACCGTTCTGTCAAAATCAACTTGCAATCCTGTAGCATTTTCTGCGGCATCTCCAGAAGTATTTTTATCTATTGTTAATGCTCCTGCCATTGTATCATCAGCATCATTAGTAACATAATTTGTAGGCTGAGAATAATTACTTGCATGTATTGTCCCTGCACTTGATGCTGTCCAATCTATATGCTCATTAGCTACAAAGTTATTTAAACTATCATGGTCTATTTCGCCAGGAACTGCTGCAACTGTTATGGTAGTACCACTATTAGTAACTCCTGCACCATTTGCCCCTAATATAGAGAAATCAGCAGAACCTCCAGTATCTGTAGCAGCAGAGCCACCACCAGAGTCAGTAGTGATAGTTACTCCAGTAATATCTCCTGCAATGTCAGATGTCAAAGCAATAGTTCCACTTGCATCGGGACATTTTAAAGTTCTAGTCTGCCCATCAGTGACTAAGCTTAAGTCAAAATCCATTCCTTTGCCAGTAGTAGAACTATTATAAAAAGCGAGATTATTATCTGCCATTTTTAATTTTAAACCTCCTGGCCCAGTATCTATGACACCAGAATCGTTCATCATAACTGTATGATAGGTAGCACTTCCATCATGAACGGTTAAGAATTTATTACCATGAGTAGAGTCAGAACCTTTTCCAATTTCATTAGTGGCAGATGCAACAGCAGAAACTTTAACTTTTTTAGCATGAACTATAGCATCAGAGGTATCAGTTGAATTTCTTACCTTTAATGTGCTTCCTTCATTTTTTAGGATAATTTTCTTTCTATTTGGTGATTGTAATAATACATTGCCTCTAGAGTTGTATTTTAACGCTTCTTTATTAGCAATGTGTCTTGAATTGCTTTGAGTACCTTCATTAGGTCTTAAGCCACGCTTATCAGCAGAAACCAAACAAGAATTAATATCTACCTGCCATCCTATATTTGTATACATAGCTATAGATGTAGAGCCATCAGGATTATTTACATATGTAGTAGTTCCTATTGTTGGTGTTGATGTGGTAGAAGCAATATCCGTAACCTCAATAGGTTGTAATTCTTCTATCTTGTCGTATACATCATTTAGTGCATTATTTACTTCTGGAATGCTTACGGATTTTCTAGTTACCCTTTTATTGCGCTTAATAGCCATTATTTGGGACTTTTATCTTTATACGTAACCCCTATTGAGTCTACATGTCCTTGCTGATTAAATAGCCTTATACTAAGTTTTCTGCCTTTTGTCCCACCAGCAAACTTGAATTTGGGAGAAACTACATATACAGAACTTCCTTGTGAGTGACTAGCTTTAGTGGTATTCATTTGAGCTCTTTTTACAGTAATAATAGTATGATTAGTATCATTTTGTTCACCACTTACATACTCTAAACCAGTAACTAACATTATTTCATCATCTATTTTAATCAAATGACCTTTTCTAATAAAAGTTTGAAGCGTAGCTGAATTTCCAACAAAAGCAGTGACGCCCTCATTAGGTCTTTTTAAATTAATATTCAATTTAACTTTGATTTGTGTCGCTTCTGACAATACTGATGTAGTTGTTATAGTATCACCTAAATCACTAATAGCATAAAACTTATTGTATACAGTTAAACTTATTGGTTTATCATCAACATATGCTTGGATAGAATTAAGTAAATTCGAATAAGCATTAAATTCATTAACATCCTTAAGATTATAATTATAGACAGATGGTGTTCCCGTAAAGGATAATGTCTTAAACACCTTATCTTGAGAAGAAGTTCCAATAATAATATCTTTACTTATCCATTCCCATGTCTCTCTGTTATATCCACTATATTGCTTAGTAATAGATGAAGTATAATCATATAAATAACTGCCATCACTCACTAACAATTTAGACTCTTTTGATGGAGCTGCTGATTGTATGTGAGGAGCTTTCCATAAATCCCAACGCTTATGCTTTAAACTATAAGCATATACTCTGCCTTGCGTTGACTCATCTGACAAACTAATAATAAATGCTTGTTTTTTACCTAGATAATGAATTGAAGGTCTTTTCCTTGAGTTAATCGTTTCCTCTAATAACTCTTTAAATCCTTGTTGTAATCTAATATTTCCTTGAGTGCTTTCTTCTGTTGACTCTTGATGCTTTGATTTATTGTCAGATGCATATAGTATTGGGTCACCAATAGGTCTAGGCATATTACCATCATGGAGATATATATTATTTTTATCAAAAAAGCATAATCCAAATTCAGTCTTAACAAAACAATCTTTATTTAGTATGCTGACACCCTCAAATTCATCTTCAATTACCATTGTATGTGGATTTATTTTATATAGACTATTAAATCCCCATGCATACAATCTAGAGTTAAAACTTGCTAATGCAATTGGTTCTTCTGGCATAATCAAATAATCTTCTGCCCAATTAAATGCAAAATAGTTAAAAGGTTGAGACCTAAATATATAATTTCTAACATCACCTAAATCTCTATTCCAAGCTTTAGCAACATACATATATCCTTGATGCACCTCACCAATACCATAGTTTAATGTAGTATTTGGCAATGATTGAGGTAGTCCTGTAGTTGCTTCATATGTACCCATAGTATTATTGTAATCATATAAATCATATTTAAATGAGCCTGTACTACTATCCCACCACCAACCTTTATTACTGAAATCAATCTGACCTAATAAATAGTAATCATCTATCTCCCTTCCATCTTTTCTCCTGTATACAGAGAGAGCTGTTACTCTTTTGTTGAAACCTTCAGCTACTTCAGGTTGTATACTAATATTTAACTTAATATATTCATACGGGTCAGCCCCATCAGCAACTGTAATTTCTTTTGGTATTGGCTCTCCAATATGCAATGGGGATTCGTACTGACCATCATATACCAAAGCAAATTTATAATAATAAGTACCATCATCAAATGGCCCTGTATCTACTTGATTCCCTAAAGAAAATTCTATAAATGCTTTTGTTCGTGATATAATAGTTGAATCTGAAGATGAAGTAATAATAGCTCCGCTATCAGTTGAATTATCGAAGGCACCTCCATTTTCAAATCCATATTTGACAGAGCCACTACCTGCATCTGAATATACATCAGTAGAATAATAATTATCTTCATACCCCCAAAACTCATAAGCCCCATCAATACTTCTAGTGTGTATATAAAAATCTAAAAGCAATCCATTTTGCTCCACTTGAGAAGTATTCATAAATTGAGGAGTCAGTCTATCATTAGGCATAACACTAACATTAGCATCGTGAGCAGTAACTGGTAAGAATTGTAATGCTGATGCTCTTAATCCAAGCGTTTGATTAGCATAAAAATCATTATTATCAAATAATTCATAGTCAGATACGGTACTTGTTATTATAAATGATTCTAAAGCATGGGTATTAGTAGAAATCCTAGAATACAATGTATTAGCAACTCCATTTATATCAGTCTCAGCCATACTTCCTGGTAATCCTATATCATAAATTGGCATTAATGCTCTATGCCTAGGAGTTGCACCATCTGCAAAATTTTGCTCTATCTCTGTGTAGCTACCATCATTAGCATTATATTGAGGACCAGCAATATTTGTAACAAATTTGTGATTAATGGTATCAAAATTATTTGATACAATTAACAATCCACCCTTGTATGTATATGCTGAAGAAGGACTATCAGGCAATGCCTCTCTAAAGGTTACTCCGCACATGTATGCAGAAGTAAAATCATTTTCAACTCCATCAACTCCAGGGCATCCTAATGTACTTCTCAATATAAAAGGAGCTGAATTATTTATTCTAACTATCTCATAATTACCATCATAAATATTAATTTTATGAAAAGTACAAACAGAATCTGCTCTTCCTGAATTAACTTCTTCACGAGCAACTACAGACTCTAGAGCATGACTACTGCCAGCCAATCTCTTAGCTGGACCAAACCTTCCATTTTTCATTGGTGCATGCTCTTCAGGCTTATAAGGGGTTGTCTCAACAGGGTTAAAGCCCGACACAGTATTCATACTATTATCCATTATAGAAGTAATAGAAAAATTATTCCAACAGGCTGTATGTTTTTGATTGTTTCCTGCGCCATTATTAGTATTATCATATTGCCAGAAAGCATCATTAATAAGTCTTTGTGTATCATTCTCCAGAGCATCTGCACCTAATCGAAAATTACCATTTTGAGCATCTGAATAAGATATTCCATTTGTCCATTTTCTATTTATATAAACATAATTTCCAACACCAGCATTAAATAGATATGGTGGATGATAGCCATCCCAACCTTTATCAGTATCGTCTCCTTTAGGATGAACAGTATATGCAACTCCGTCTTCATCAGTTAAACCTTCCACGGAATGAGCACTTGGAAATGCTGCACCTCCATTTACACTACTATAACATCCCACTTCAAGATGGTAGTTTTGAGTGTTGTCTGCAAGCTCTTGACTTAATTGGCTAGTGCCTCCCCAGTCAGAGCATTTTATCCACTGTGATTTTACTTTATTTCTAGGATTATGAATTTCATTTCCACCAAAATTAGGAGTAAATTTTTGACCTCCGGTACCAGCCCAAAAATAACCATCAATTTTCTTTGTTGGGTCTGTATACTTTCCAGCTAATGCACCTCCATTTGCCACTTCACCATCATCTTCGGTCTGTGCATAATTTACAAATCCAGTGTGTCCCGACCAATCATCTACACTCATCATAACATAATCGTTATCATATTTTTGTAGAGTATCTGGAGTTTCATTACTTCCAACTGTATTAAAATATTTATACGCCTCAGGGTATAGGGATGTATTGGCATTTAAACCTATAGAATCTTGAGACCATAAGCTAGCATCAAAATCTCCATTCTCCAAAAGATAGTGCTCATTCCAAAAAGCATCTCCAACCCTAGCATAGCCTAATGTCCCAACAAAAGTACCTGAAATATTACTAATAAATGACACTGCATGCTTAACTCTATTGAAACTATTACTAGATGTAGTATCAGAATCAATACCTGCATATCTCTTACCAGCATAAAATAATCCTGCATTGTATGTGGAACTATATTGAACTTGAGGATGCAAACTTCCTGCTACTGGTTTTGTTTTTCTAGTATCATAAAAGGCCCATCCTATATTATCCCCAAAGGGTTTCCACCTATTCTCATATGGTATCTTATCCTCTTCATGTCCTGATAAATTGCCAAGACCGCATATAGACCGCCGTAGAGACCCTTCTAGACTAGTACCACCCTCTTGAATTGCATCTATAGGGCTAACCCATTCACCGCCATTAGGAGTCCAATGCCCTGTCTTATCATATATTCCAAAGAATGCATGCCTGCATCCCATTCTGGGGTAACCCTGATGTGAATTATCTAAATCAAATCCATCTAAAGAGCCATTAGGCTCTGTATCAATTTCCCACTGAGTAACATCAGCTAAAATTTCACCAGGTTCTGGAACTCCACCTATATTATAAGGATATCCTAACCAGTCCCCACCTAAAGAATTTCTTGGCTGTATCCCTCGTCCCATTCCCCATCCAAGTTCATCTAAAGCAACCTCCCCTGAAATAGGGCTGCCATCAGGGAAATTAGGAAATCTACTAGTCATTATAAAGGCAGAATCACCTGGATACCATATCCTAGGATATATAACATACTCATCATCAGTACCTGCAGGGCCACTTTCAAAGGACCAATCGCCTGTATGCAATCCTTCTCCTTGTATTCCTGCAAAATCATTATAAACAAGTTGTCTTTTGGTTGCCTGATTGTATCTAGCTTGAGCAAATGCTGGTGTCCTATCTGCCATTACTAAATTTTTATATGATGATGATTCTAATACATTAGCATTATATGTAAATAAATCCCAATCCTTAAATGAATCATTGTCAGATATTTTTCGATACATCAACCAAACTTTACCATTCCACCACATTCCAGTCTCGCCTGCTTGAAATGCTGGGGCATCAGCAGAATCAATAATGCTCGACTCTGCCTCTGTTCTATATACAGTGTGCGGTTGATTATTAAAATTGGCTGATGATGTATTTAAATTCATAAATTTGATTTTATCACCAGTACTTAATCTTGGTTGTCTTTGATGCTTTATTGCTCTAGCATTATGATTATTATACCAACTAGTCATATCTTGAACCTGGTTTCTTATTTCACCATAATCAAAAGTTTCACAAATACCAACAATAATGGCATCCTTGGGATATCTATCCCATCCTGCAAATTTTGGATTATAAACATAAGCTGTTTCTTGCCAGTTCCCATCAACAGTGCCAGATTCCCCCGAAGGTGTTTTATCAACTACTGTACCAGTATTTAACAAATCACACATTGTCATTCTAATCATTCCATCTTCATCTTCAGCCTGCAATTGCCTTGGAATCTTACTAAAATCAAGAGAAATAGCTTCAAATTTTGCATTGTCAGATAAGTTATCAAAATCAATAAGGTTTATTCTATATAATACTGTACTATTGTTTCCAGCACTCATCCAAAAAACATTATGTCTATAATATATTTTTAAATGTCCATTATTGTAAAATAACTCTCCATCTGATTCCCATGGATTTCCACTTTCACCTGCAAGGCCTATATCATTATGAAACAGGGGAGTTCTGCAATACGCCAATGCATTTATTTTTCGACTGGTAGGCCAAGTATTAATTGAGTTCATTTTAAATGTTTCAATTCTTTTTCCAGTATTAGTTAAATTATAATCAGCTCCACTTTCATCCTTCACGTCAACTGAGGTAGTTCCATCAAACGCTGTATCATTAGAATAGTTACCCGTACTTGTTAAACTAATTCTATATATATTCATTTCATTTTTCTTTATAGCGTATGCAAAGGCAGGCGTTCCACCATAATGTTGACTAATTTTACCTATGTAGTTTAAAATTGGAACAGTTCTATTTTTTACATATCCGCAAAACATAAATAGGTCAGACTCATTTGATGCGTGACCTACTACAGCAGAAGCAGTAGCATCATAATTATACTTTTTCCATTTAACCATAGCACCATCACTAAAATCTGTAGTATGACTGCATTTAAATACTTGCCCTACTTTTATTCCAGCAATATTAGAACCAGAGCCCGTTTTAACAGCGGCTGCTAATGTTCTACTGGAAGGGTCTGTCTCTAGAACAAAATCATAATCAAGGCGAATGGCATCAGCAAAGCTATCATCCTTAGATATAACTCCCTCTGTAGCATTTGAAGCTAAAAATCCATGTATCTCTGGCGTTATATAATGTGAGTAATTTGTTGCTAAATCTAATGTATCAAGTGGTTTTAATTCAGCGTCATAAATATTAAATTCTTCTATAGAGTCTCCAGCCAATGGATTTAATTTATTTTTTAATCCTACCTTTGAAACTCCAAAGTCCATTCCTCCTAAGCCTATTAATACTTTATCATCAATTGCCTCTAAGTGATATTCGTGTTTCTTACCTAAAACTGATTTTAATATAGTTTGATTTCCAGGACGCCCATGTATATCTTGAACCATACTAACAAAAGACGGTACTCCTTCTTTATTTTCTTTTATTCCAACTAAATTAATTTGAGTTTCGTCAGATGTGCTTTCAGCTACTACAAATGAATGTATATCAACATCAATTGGAGAATTTGGGCCAACACTAACATTATCCTCAAAAGTCCATTTAGCACTACCGTCTACTCTTTTAAATGGTCTATCTAATACTGGGTGACCCATCGATGATACTCTTGTCTTAAATTGAAACTGCTCTACGTCCCCTTTTTGAAAGCTAATTAATAAAGATTCTCCGCTTATAGTTGTTTCGCTAATTATATTGTCAAACTCACTCCTATCTAGCAAGCCTTTCATCCCAGTCAACAACTGAGTACGTAAATTGGCAGATGTATCAACAGATAAATCAACAGACTGTTCATAACCACTATTTAAAGCTCCCGAAAGAGATGAGGAGCCAAATATAGAATTTGGAGGGATTGGAGGATTGAAATGATTTTCAGTATTTTTAATATAGCAAAATCCACCCATTCTACCATAAACTTTTGATTGAAATCCAAAATTAAAACTTGTAAAAGGATTTAAAACTTTAGTCTCTGCATAAAGATATGCGTTCGCTCCACTTGATGCTACACCAAAAGTAGTATTATTGTCAAAAAATGTATCAGGATGCGTATCAAATTTCAGCCTCATTACAGTAGAAGAAGGTTGAGATTCCCACATCAATCCTTGTATATAATGCTGGTATCCAGAATCATCAAAGAATATATAGCCAACCTTGCTTCTTCTATCACTCATAAAAAGAAGCAGTGCTTTATCGTGAGAATTACTTAAATCAATATCAATATACCTAGCGTCAACAAAAGTATTAGTAGTTGTGACGCCATCTGATTTTAATAGCTGATGCAATTTAAGGTACATATCATATTCATGAAATACAACATCAGAAAGCGGGGATTGATATTGGGTTAATACTGTTTTAGTGTTACTGGCACTAGTACCATAATTTTGATATGAAGTTCTGTTAGTATCATTAAAAGATAATTCAATACTTACTATATAAGGATTAACCTCATCGCCTCCAATATTTTTTACAACTTGGAATCCATCAACAGTTAGAATTTCAGTTTTATCAATACCTTGAAGCCTACCTATAGACTCAGATGGCTCTACATTCAATGAATAGGATGCTGATTCTGGATTTGTATCTGTTCCAGATACAGTACTATTAATACCTTGACTAAACTTATTTATTTCTAATACTTTTTTAGGCATTACTTATCATACCATTTTTTTTGAATAGGAGGTGCAAATGTGCCACGCAAGTTCTTTTTAATCTTCTCGATTGCTTCTGTATTTTTTTTAACTTGCTTATCCGTTTCATTATCTTCAAAAACATATTTATATACCTTTTCTAGCTTATCTAATTTAAACTGTTTTACTAATAATTTTAAAGCTAATTTTACTACTTTATCTGCCAACATTAATACTCGTAATCTCCCCTGCGTTTTTTAACAAATTTCTCTTTAAGCCCATTTCCGCTTAAACTAGCCAATATTTCTACGATAGCGTGGTAACTAGCCTTAATGTCTTTTTGATTCAATTGCATCTGTTTTTGGGCGTCTATGAGCTTAATAAGAATTCCCTCTAATCTCGTAAACGATTCTCTCAACTCAGTTTGCAATTCATTTTGAATCCAAGTATTTTGAGCTTTTACATACCAACCCAATGCAACTACCATTGCAACTGGTAGTCCAAATCTCTCTAAAACTTCAAATATACCCATTTCCATTACTTCTTCTTACCTTTTATTAGCTCTCCCCATAGGGATGCGCTTCCGTTTATTATTTGGACGACGTGTACGGTAAAATGACCACGGGCGAAAAAATCTACTACGCCAAAAGCGTGGGCCCATTTATGTTGTCTACCTCCTAACCATTTATTCTTTTTATCTGACATATCTTTAAGGCAACCTAAAGACCAAGCAGACTTTGGACCATCCATATGAGTCACAGAATCTTGCTGTAAACTATGATGATGTCCATACATTATATTGCATCCTAACTTTCTTAAATGATTAGATGTATGATATTGACCACTAAAATGATGGCCATGATAAAAGAACATTTTACCTATTTTAAGGTACTCTCCTGGCCTATGATAGGTATACCCCCTACTGTCAGCTTTTATTGCCTTTTTGAACCCATATTGGCTCAAATAAGGGTATTCCATAACAAAATGGTCTAACCATTCATCATGATTACCAGCAGTTATATGCCTTTTTTTACACCCTGCTTTATCCAAAGAACTATCTATTCTATCAAGAAACAAATTAACAGCATCCACCTCTTTCTCTAGATTAGGCAGAATATACTCTAGTGGTGGTTTCTTTTTTCTTTTCCATTGCCAATGAGATACACTACCCCATTCTCCTAAGTCTCCAAGGTCTATATATATATCAGGCTTAATTATTTCGATTGCCTGTAATACTACGCTTGTAGCTGCGACATCATGGAGAGGTACATGCTTGTCTGGTGTGACAATAGCACGTTTTACTACACCTTTATCTTTACTCATTTATTCTCCTACGAGAACTCTGAACGCTCCATAAATCCCCAATCATCTGGATTTGTATAAGTTTCTTTTACTGCATCAAGCATTTTCTCTGTTCTCTTTATACTAAACCTTCTTAAAAGGTTTCCACATTCAAGACAGCCCCATATAATGGGGCCGTCATAAGCTCCTAAGATTTCAATGCCTCTAACAGAGTGGCTATTACACTCGGGGCATTCCTTAGGTCTATTTCTAAAAGCATTATACTTATCGTTAATGCCTATGTCCGATAAAATGTTGCCTGAATGACCTTCAATCAAATCTTCAAAGACAATCATTTTATTTCTTAGCATTACTTATCTGACCTTAGACCATTTATAAATCCTCTTACTGCACCACCAACAACATTATCCACTAGGTCAATAAGCCAAGGTTCTATAGTTTTATTCCAAACACCTTTTGTTACTTTCCATTTAGACAGACCCAAAGTCATTGCGCTACCTAAACTCTCAAAAGCTGTTTCTACTATTGAACATATATGCTCGTTCGGAACTTTCTTCAAAACCCATAGAACTATTCCAGCAGTACCTCCACCAGCTAATAGTCCTAAGTTTCCTGTAATTAAAGATAAATCCATGATTTCTCCTCTTTAGTTACTATAATTTACTAAACTGTTCCCCATAATTCAATGAGAAACTTACCACCAGTATATTCAGTATCAGTAGCATTTTCCCCAGTAATAAAATATAAATAATTATCTGCTGTTACCACTGTTCCAAATGCTTTAGTCATCCCTGCAGTCCATGCCTCTCCATTTGTTATCAATGCAGTAGATGAAGACAAGCTACCTGCTTCTGCATGAGTTGACTCATTATCAAAATGCAAATCAATATCATCAATGCTGGAATGTCCAGTTGGAGCTTCGATGCAAGTCATTCTTCCACCAACTATAGCTCCGCATACTGCAGTAGTTACTTGTCCTAAATGACAATTTGCTGTTCCGCCGTCCTTACCAATTACTTTAGCATCTCCATTAGCTCTCAAGGTAGCAATATCAATATAAATACTAGTCTTAATCATATTGCCGTATCTTTCAACCCAGCTATTGTAAGTTTCTCCAGTAGCTGCTGTAATACCTGTTCCAGCTGTTAATCCAGTATTTCCACTACATAATACCTTACCAGTAAATGTAGTAGGTTGAGAAACTGCAATTGTATCAGTAATAAAAGCCATATAAGTCGAACCTCCAGAATCCTTGATTTCTAATCCATCTGAATCTGGAAAGATAATATCTCTAGCACCGCTAAATGTTACATTGCCCGATAGAGACAATGCCCCTGATAATGTTACAGCTCCACCTGATGCAACTGAAATTGATGTTGTTCCTGAAGTAGAAGACAGACCTGTTGTTCTTATCTGCCCAGGACATGATACATAAGAGCTACTAGCTGTTGCATGAGGTACAATTTCTAACATTGAGACATAAGTCCCTGCTGAAGCTATATCATTACCTATTATCAGTCTTTGATTAGACTGGTTAACTAATAATTCCCATTCATCTCCAGCGTCATCTCCCTCATCACCCTTAAGTTTTAAACTTGCATTGCCACCTTCAGCACCTACGATATTTGCATCGCCACCATTTACAGTTAAATCACCTGTAATAGTAACATTATCTGATGTATCTAATGTTATTGCTGTTCCACCGTCAGAGGCATATAATACATTATTTCCAAGCTTCACTCCTGCCGCAGCAGTAAGTAAAGCATCTGTCGTAATAGCATTGGTAATATTTCCACCTGATATTGTTAAATCACCTGCTATTGTAAGATTTTCACTAGTATCTAAGGTTAATGTTGTTGTTCCTTCAGAATTATAAATAATATTATTATCTAATTCAATTCCAGCAGTAGCAGTAATTTTACCTGTAAATGTTAATGCTGTTGTTAATGTAGTCAGTTTAACATCTGCATCTGTCGATGAATCTGTATAATATATATCACCAACGCCACTGCTAGTTTTATCTGTAAAGACTAAACTTTTATATGTTGTGGCAATTGGGTTTGCTGTTAATGTTCCCATACTAACTCCTAAGTTGTCTCGCTATGTTTATTTCTATGCCACACAGCAACCTGTGATGTACTAAATTTTACTGAAGACATATCAGAATCATTAAATTTATCTGCTGTCTCAGTAAATACACTAAAATCAAAATCTCCTGGTAGCTCTTTTTTCTTAGTATTAGGCAGATGACTTATACTCACTTCAGAATACCTTGTATTCTGTAATGTCGAAGAAGCAGCACCTTTTTTCTTGCCATATACTTTAGTTCTACCTTTAATATGAGTTCTTGTAAAAGTACTAGTAGGCATTAAAACTCCACGGGTGAAACAATGCCAGTAGTAGTATAATTACTCCTAGAAAACTTCTTAGCTTCTTTTACATTTTTCTCATACTCATTATCAAAATATTGAGCCACATCTAATTGTAGAGAAGGTGGTCTTTTGTAACCCATTGCAATTACTTTATTCACTAAAGCTTCGTGAAATTGAACAGGTATATCGCCTAAGGGACCTATTGTCGAACTAGCATAGTCAGAATCTTTTATAAGGCTACCAGTAGTAAAATAATCAGCTCTGCATATAGCATGTATTACCAATGGCTTGGCTTCAGATATAGTAATATATTCAGTCGTAACGCCATCTACAGTTGTAGTATTTGTCCCCTTCTCAACTAAAGCCAACCTATCATTACTAACATAATAAAATCTTTCTGGATTAGTAGCCATTACAATTCCTCCTCTGTAGTATCATCAATAGGAGGTTTCCCAATTAATCTCGATATCCTTACATTGTTTAAATATACTTCTCTAATTCTTAAAACTTCCTCAGGGATAGTATAGTATCTTTTATCTGCTGTAGTACTATCAGCAGAAGCATCTGACCCTAAAGAATATGAATCTTTTAATATTTCAGTTTTTGCACAAAAATCGTCAGACGCTCTATTTAGAAGTACTCTAATTTCATTTTCTGTCATATCTGGATGATGCTGTTGAACCATCTCTATCATTTCAAGCAGTTTCATTTTCTACCCCCATTGCTTTGTAAGGAAGTGCTAATCGTTGCATTTCATCTTGATAAGCTTTATCTAATACTCCTAATTGTGATTGAAGTATTTGAACCAATTCAGCATCTTCATCGTCTTGAGCTGCTTCGCTTATCCTTGCATTTAATAATGCAATACTAGATTTTATACAGGATAAATGCATTGCACTTTCTGGAAACCCTCTGCCAGAAGTTCCCTCAGCTATATCTTCAAAAGTAGTTAAAGTAGATATATCTTGACTAAAATACTCAAAGAAATAAACAATATAAATAGAAGAACTTACCCTATTTGCAACATCAATATAATTTGTATTAGGATGAATTGTATATACTGGATTCCTTGTTCCTCCAGCATAGAAAATACTCCTAGTATCTTCTGCCTTTAAAAACTCATCAAAAGTTACTTCTCTAACAGTCCTTGTATCAGTACTTCCTTCACTTTGAGAAGTAACAATTAATATCTTCTTATCATGAGCTCTATAACTTGCAGTTAAAGTATCGTTTTCTAAGAAACGACTTAACCATAATTCAGAGTCAGCAGGTATTAAATCTGCAATATAATTGAAGCTATCTCGTATAATATCTTCGTAAGAAGTTACGACAGAAGCACTCATATCGCTTCCAATTAAGTCTTGTATTCTACTTGCTATCGTCGCTGCCATCTTCTACTTCTTCTTCATTATTTATTTGGTCTAGCACTTCTATTGCACCAAGAAGTTTTAATCTAAGTTGAGTTAATCTATCTAACTCCATAGTAACCTTTTTCAAATCTTCTTTTAATGTTTCTAACTTTTCTTCTACCATTTATTCTCCTGTGAATGTTGAACTTCCTACTAAAGTCTGCGCTTCAGACCTGGTTAATATACTAAACTCTGGGTAACTTTTACTAGCACCAAGTGCCATTAATTCTGACAGAACCCCTTCCTTCATAGACCACTCACCCTTGATAATACAATATGCTTTATCATGTGAATAAGCAGGAACTCCTACCTTACCTGCAAATATTATATCATGCCATGTAGGAGCTGATTTATATGTTACCTCTCCAGTATCTTCATCTACTGATTCCACTATTGGATATAGTGCTTTAATTTTAGTCCCAACAGCACTATCGTATGCACTGCTAGGTATACAAAAATACATTTCATAATGTGCCATTATCTATGACTCCTTTTACCTGCGTTATAAATTCTTAAAACTTCCTTTGCTGTTAATGTATCGCTATAAAATAATAAATCATCTATATATCCTGGGAATGTTGCTCCACTAGTACCAACTCCAGTTCCAGCTGTATTCATATCATTTCCAATCATCATTGGATTATTGCCTGCTTGCATTGCTCGAGAAGCAGCAGTTGCTTTATTATCATCAGCTTCTTTACCTTCTTTAGCTACTATAATTCCATTTACAAATACATAAAAGGGAGCTCTATTTGTTAAATTATTAGGATTACCCGCTTCCCAACC